TCACTTGGTTGGAGTGACCTTTTTCCCGATCCTTTTGCGGATGTAATTCTCGGTCATCACCACGGTGGTGTGCCCGAGCTGATCGCGAGCTTGAAGGATATCGCCGCTCGACTCAGCCTTATCCGTGCCGGCTTTCGCTCGCAGGTCTCGCATCTGAAATTCTCCCTTCTCCACACCGGCCGCCTCGCGTGCCGCGTCAAATCTTCCCCGCAACATACTGCTCGTCATGGGCTGGCCGTTATCCATGACGATCAGCCTGGAGGTGCGAATCCTGTGTCCTTCCTTTCTGGTCATAATGCGGTCAATGACCACCTTCAGCTCACCTGTAATTTCAATCCTCCTTTTTGCATTCGTCTTGCCTTGCTGAACCCATAGCCGGCCGTCGCGTATATCGCGCTCATCCATTTTCAGCGTGTCCGCGATCCGCTGCCCGGTCAGATAGAAAAGATCCAGCGCATCGCGTAGAGGTTGCTCCGCATGGCTGTAAACCAAGGCAAACATTTCGTCCTCGATGTAGTGATCTCGCCCGACCTCCTTGTGGCCCTTGACGCCCGCGCACGGGTTGGCCAGCGCCGTGTAGCCAGCGCTCCTCGCAAAATTCCATATAGCACTCAGTAGCGCCTTCTCCCGGTTTGCTCGTACAGGAGCCGCCTTGCCTCGCTGGCGCAGGTACTGCACGACGTGTTGAGGTTCGATCGCTTCCAGCGGTGCTGGCGGATCGTCGAAGAACTTCAGAAGTTGCTTCAGCTCCCTGGCATTGTCTTTCTGTGTTGCCGGGCTTTTGGTGGGCACGACCTCAGCCATGTACTTTTCCGCGACATACGCGAAGGTCAGAACCTGCTGTACGAGGGCCGATGATGTTCGGCTCTTCTCCAGCTTGGCGTACTCGACGATCGCCATGCCATAGTCAGAGCCAAGTGGGATTTCCTTTCGCGGAGAACCTCCGAGGTCATAGTAGTAATAGACGACCCCACTGCGCTGTTTACGCTTTCTGAGGCGTGTAACGCTGTCGGGATTAATCGGCTTCCTTCCCATTTATCCCACCAGCCGTGGCTGCCATTTAGGTTTGCCTGTAGTCGTGGTGGTCACGGCTTCGCCAGTCAGCGCCGATGCGATCACACACGGCCAGCCACTTCTTTTGATCGTGTGCCGAATCCCGTTCCGCTTTAAGACGGTTATTTGCCCGGCTTTCGTTTTGGCACCGGTTAGGGTGCATACCTCTTCGTGCGACAGAAAGTGAATTTCGTCCATCAGTAGCTCCTGCAGCCCGCTCAGGACCGCCATTGTTAGATATTGAAATGAGTGTGGGCCGCGCTGGGCGGCGGAAGGGGTTAAGTCGGTTTTTTCTGGCCTTGGCGTTTACGTGCGGCACTCACCAGGGCTTTTGATGTTTTGGCGACTCCGCCCGCTACGTCTTCGGGCAGGATCGCGGTATTGCAGTGCGGGCAAAGCGGGGCCAGTTTTGTGCTGCGCCAGGCGTCGTCCATTACCTTGGCTGCCCGGCTACGGATCTGGAATTTTTCCGCCTCATCCAATTCGCTGCGGCGCCGCGCGAGGTTGTTCATTCCGGCGCTGAACACCTCGACCAACCCCAAAAACGCGTCAAAGGCCTCGACCTCCGCCTCGCAGTCGCTGCACCAGACGCGCCGCTCGTTGTGGTCGTAAACCAGTTTCTTGTGCTTGCAGGCAGATGCTGGCCGGCGAGTCAGCCCGCGCGCTACCCGAAGGTCTTCGATCTGGACTACCTTGACGCCGTACAGGTAGTCCTGGGGCTCAATAGGTGCTTTGCTCATGCGCACATCTCCGCCCGCCGATCGCCGGCAGGCTCTGTAGGGAAGGGGATATCAGGCAGCTGCCTCTGATCACTGCTATGGTCCACGCAGCCAGCAGGAGCTGGTGCAGCACCAAGGAGAGGTCATGGAATGCACCACAACGGCGGATGAGGTTTACGGCCCGCGCAATGCCAGGCTTGGCAGGCGGGCGGTTGACGGCAATATTTGGTCGGACACAACGATGATTTTCAGAATCATCGATGACCGGGTTTACTCAATGCACGAGCAGTACCAGGGCCGGCTCAGGTACGGGATGGCGATGACTGACAGGGGAGAGCTGATTTTCATGGTGCGGTAGGCTCACGGCATCACACGCCTGAACTCGACGCCTGGCGCCAAGTAGCTCCGATTGTAGATGATGGATTCGATGGTAGAGACGCTTACGCCAAACTCTGGCGCAAGATCCTTCACGCGCGCACCCGCTCTTCGTTTTGTTCGGATCGCCGCCGCTTGGCCGCCGGTCAACTTTGAGTTGTGGTGATTGCTTCCGCCGAGATAGGTGCCGTGTCGATTCCGATCATCGGCATTTTCAGCATCGGTGCCGTACTTCAGGTTTTCTGGTGCATTGTCCGAAGGAACACCGTTCAAGTGGCGGACCACGAGGCCATCGGGGCGTGGACCGTGAAAAGCATCCGCTACCAGCTGATGAACGCCGACAGGCCGTGACTTGCCGCTCGGCAGCATTATCGATGCAGTCTTGTAGCCCTTGATGGTTGTTTGCTGCGGCAGCTCATACAGGTAGTCGGGATCAATTGTGGAAACTGATCCGCGCTGAGTCCCTCTCCCGCGTCGGCGGTGAGAAAAAACTCGACCGTCATCCGTTGCTGAGTATCCGGGAAATGAAGGGCATGGTTTCATTGTTCGACCCTACCGAAGGTAATTGCCCAGACCCACGGGTTTGCGTCCCAGCTGTCGGAGCCGTTGATTGATTCCCACAAATCGCGGAATGCTTCTTTGGCAGTCGGCCATGGCGTAACGAGGTTTTCAGGACCTTCTCGACTTACCCAAGTATCGCTGCCGTCGCGCATCAGGCGGACGCCCTCGGCCTTGGCCTGTTCTTCGCTGATGTCCTGCAAGCGCTCAACGCGGACGTCGGTTATCTCCAGCAGGATGCGGCTGACCCAGCGCGGCATGTGGATGCTTGGCTTCCAGGTTGGCTGCTCCTGCTCGTACGGGGCCAGCCCGTCGGCGGCATAGACCAACGTCCCGGCGTTGAGCGCTTCACCTATGTCCAGGTCATCCGGCTTGAGGTAGGGGCCGCGCATCACTTCGAGGTGATCGCAGTACCACGTCTCCTGCACCCAAAGCTGGTCGCCTACCTTGCCGTAGGGGCACAAGTCGGCATTCCCCGGAAGAGCGAGAAATGCAGGCTCGAAACCAGCAGCCAGACAATCCAGCGCAGCCAGTTTCTTGACCTCGCGCCGCGTGACCGTCTTCCGGCCTTCCAGGATGGCGCGCACCATCGGCGCCGAGAACAGAATGGGGCATTCTTTTATTGCGGACACGATCGCTCCTTGCCGCATACGCAGCAGGCAATAGGGAAAGAGAAAGGGAATCTGGCGGTCGATGCTTCCCAGACCTAAGAGCTGACTCAGGACAGGAGATAGTGCAACGCCCGAAGGTCTAAAGAAGGAGCTATCAGATCGGCCTTGTTGTACAGGTTCTGCTCAACTATGATCTGGTACCTTCTATCATTCGAATGGCTAGATCATAATATGGACTTTTTAAGCAATCGTAGTGAATCAGCAATTAGGAAAGAGATTCGTGGCATTCGTGACAGTTATCATCATTACTGGGATCTCTTAGCCGAGCTTTTGCAGAACTCAAGAGACGCCATAAGCAGAAAGAAAAAACTAGGGGGGACGACTACCCAGTTTTTTATACATATGACAATTGATGCCTCAAGTAACACAGTTTCAGTAATTGATAATGGCGTAGGTATTGCTAAGTCGAAGCTTCACGAGATGCTAGCTCCCGGTGGCGGCGATAAAACTGGCGATGGCGAAGAGGTGGGTGAAAAAGGCGTAGGTCTTACGTATGTGGTGTTCTCAGGCAATAATTTTTCCATTGAAAGTAAGATCCGTGATGAACCGCCAGCCGGGGGTAAGGTAACAGCAGCGCAAGCTTGGTTGAACGAATACACAGGCAGCACTCGGCCTACTTTTTTGGAGGAATCTGCCGGTTCGAGTTTGTCGAACTATACTTTGGCAATTGGGAAGTCCGGTCAGCCTCCCGCCTCATATCCGCTGGATTCATATACAAAAATATCAGTTGGAAACATAACTCCAATCGAAGGTGATATAAATATATTCTCACTTAGCGGCTCTCAGTTGAAACAGTTGCTGAGGACTCGTACAGCGGTTGGAGTGACCCGCCGATTGATAAATTCAGGTGAGCCCCTTGAGTTTGATTTTTATTTAACGCTGAAGCTTCCAAGTGGCCACTCTACAGAGAAGATTGACGCGTGTTATCGCGCACCACATGAACTGGTGAAGGACAGCGACAGAATTACTCTGCAGGCGGTACGTGATGCATTCGTAAGCAAGACTGATGTTGTAGCTAGGCGTAAGTTTGTTGGCTCCAAAACGGTCTATGCGGTGTCCAGCATAGAAGTGGATGGATGGAAGTTTGACGTATATGGAGTAATGTTTCCATATAATAGTTCCTTTCGGCAGCTTTCGAAAACACCTTTAGATTTAATATCCGATGAGACAGAGGAGTCAGAAGGCGCCTATTTATTTCAAAGCGGCATCTACGTAGGCACTAAAGGCATGCCGACTGGTATGCGAATTGAGCCAAAATCAGGTGGCAGATATCCGGCCTATTATAAGCGTTGTTTCTTTCTCGTCGAATCTTCTGATCTTAAATTCGACTTGGGAAGAAAATCACTCCACTACAAGTACACACGAAGGCTTCAGAGTGCTGTTGCAGAGCTGTTCAGCAAATTTGAAGATATTGCCCCATCCCAAGGAGAAGGTCGCCCTGCTGCCGATGATGGCCAGAAGAGCGAAACCCAGCGTAGGATTGAACTACAGACTCATTGGAACGATGCCCGTGCATTAGCCGATTTAAACGAGCCGTGTATTCCTTTTTCTAAAATCCCAAGTGGTCAAGAAGCTGGTGTGGCAGCGATATTCCATGAGCTAATCGGAGCTGGTGAATTGACGGGCTATAGGACATACACGACAGGGTATGGGGCTAGGTACGATTCACATGCGCTCTGCACTGTTTCTGATGGGCGGAGTATCGAAGCAGTTATTGAGTTTAAGCACAATCTTCAGTCTCTGATCAAGGACCTCGAAGATGGTCGTAAAAGCTTCACCGACGTCAATCTGCTCGTTGCTTGGGACGCAGATGTGCAGATGTTAAAAAAAGGCGGATTTGAATTGGATATTGAAAAGAACGGTTTTTTTAACGGTGTGACACACAACTTGACGATTCCGATACCGGGAGTTAGCTCAATTGAGGTAATTCTCCTGCGAACCTTCTTCGATAGGAAGCGTACCGCAAAATAGTCGACTCGTTCTAGAATAGCGTGAGAGCGAACCGGCCTGCTTAAGGGCTCGTTCGTTCCCTGCGCGATTTGCTGTTTTCAGCGGAGCATTTCGAATGCTGCTGCTGCCACTCGTGGAACCTGTCCATTGCCAAGGGCTTTAATTCGGTCCACCCGATTGGCCACCCCACCAGCCACTCGACCCATTCCGGGTTCAGCTGGCCACCGTCCGAAGCCATCACCGCGTGATCCAGCCTGTCGTTCGATCGGTCTGCGCCGGACTTGCGTGTCAGTGCCGCCGGCGACGATCCTTTCGCCATGCTCGCCATGCTCGCCATGCTCGCCATGCTCGCCATGCTCGCCACGGGCGTCGGCCAGCGCTCTGGCGTGTTGATCTGTTGAGCGAGGCTGGTGCCTGTCATCCTGTTGGTTATCTTGCCTCCTCTGGTACTGTCGCTCGCGCTGGGCGTGCTCCAGAGTTTCACCGCGCTGCTCAAGCCCCAGCCGGCATTCTTGCTGCTGCCCGGCTGGTTGTGATTCCCGCACACGGTTATCGTGGGCCACAATCCAGCAACGGTCGCGCTGATGGGGCGCTCCAACGTCGGATGCTGAAACAATGCACCACTGCGCGTCATACCCCATTTCGGCAAGGTCACCGAGGACCACGGCAAGTCCTCTTCTCACAAGCAAAGGTGAGTTTTCCACGTAGACGACTGCAGGTCGTACCTCGCCCATGATTCGCGCCATTTCACTCCAGAGCCCAGACCGGGCCCCGTCGATCCCTGCGCCATTCCCGGCAGCTGATATGTCTTGGCACGGGAATCCGCCAGAAACCACGTCAACAAGTCCGCGCCAAGGCTTTCCGTCAAAACTGCACACGTCAGACCAAATCGGGAAAGCTGTGAGGGCTCCATCGTTTTGTCGTTGCGCCAGAACTTGTGCTGCGTAGGCATCACGCTCAACGGCGCAGACGGTGCGCCAGCCGAGCAGGTGGCCGCCGAGAACTCCGCCACCAGCGCCTGCGAAAAGAGCCAGCTCATTCATGAGTCCTCCCTTCGATTGCGGCGCGCGCGAGTACGTTGGCGAGCAGTCGCCATAAGGCATTGATCATGTTTCATCCTCGCCGGGGTGGCGTGAGTCGTTGAAGTGAGAAGGGGATTCCGGTTTAAGCGGCCGGTACCGAGTTGCGAAATACGTCCATCTGCGCAGCACCATCCAGCCAGGCCGCGTCGATCCGGGCGCGTGCCAATGCCGAGTACTCTGGGTTCAGCTCGCAGATGATCGATCGGCGACCTTCCTGCATCGAAACCAGCTACGTGGTACCGGCACCGCCGAATGGGTCCAGCACCACGATGCCGCGCGGCGCGTCGGCCAGAATGCAGGGTCTGATAAGGTCGGGCGGGAAGGTGGGGGCCGACGGAACTCTGATAGTGATGCCACAATGTAGAATATTTCGATCATTTGCTTGCAAACTTCACGTACCATAAATTCATCAAAACCGTCAGGGAGAAGTGAAAATGCAAGAGAAGTTTAAACTTTGTTCTCGTTATATATTTATTGATACAAGTGTTTTTTATTCTAATAATTTTCAATTTTCTGAGAGGGACTTAGAAAGCCTCACTCGTTTACTGAACTCTGGCTTGGTCACTTTGTTGATTACAAATATAACTATTGAAGAGGTAAAGCGTCATATTAGAAAGGAGCTGGATACTGCTGCAAGCTTACTTCAATCTTTTCAAAGAAAGGGTAAGATTCTACGCAATTCGGATAGCTTTTCTCGATCCCCGCTTTTTGAGCGGTTCGATATTTCTAAGATTGAAGCAGAGTTTTTTGCAAGATTCGAATTGCTTTTGTCAGCAAAAAATGTCGAGGTTGTTTCTATAGATCGAGTGTCGCCGGAAGATATTTTCAGGAAGTACTTCTCTGTTTCTTCACCGTTTTCGGATAATAAGCCGGATGAATTTAGAGATGCTTTCGTCCTTGAGGCATTAAGCATTTACGCCGAAGAAAAGCATGTGCGTATTCACGTCCTTAGCAAGGATGACGATATGTGGGATTATTGCCGTAATGCCCCAAGCCTTTTATTTTCAAAGGATCTAGGAGAACTCGTAAACGCTGCCGTACACTTCGAACCTAGTGTGCCGCTTGTATTCGCTGATCAGGCTTATTCGGCTGCCGAGGGAGAAATAATATCCGCGGTTGAGAAGTTTTTATCAGAGCAAGATTTTGGTATCGTCTGGGATAGCACTATATCAGCTCGCGAGCTTGGTCATAAGGTGATGAATATAGTTTCCGCGAAGGCACGGGTGTTTTCGGCAGAAGTAAATGCTGCAACATATGGAGTGGCTTTTGATTTTGAGGTTGTGGTCGATTATCTGTTGAGTTCGACAGAAGAGGAGCGTGCAGGATTGACTATGCTTGAAGTGCATAATTTCCGAGCGAGATACGAGAAAAATTTGGAAGCCACCGTTCATTTGGCTTTTTATGAGGGTGACTTGGATAGTGTGGAAGTAGAATGCTGTAAGTTTGAACTGCATGGTGGCGACCACCTGTGGCAAGACGAGCTTTTGCAATGCACAGATTTATCTGAGGTCAGGTCATAGCTGCATTCTTAGTCTGAGTATGCCCCGATGAATTGGGCCGCCGCTTCAGCATTGATAGCGTTTCCATAGGCGCGCAGTCGTCCCACTCGGGCGGTAATGCCATCAGCCAGCGGGAATGTGTTGGGTTCAACTGGCCTCCACCTGGCATCTCGGCAGAGGAGCCAGTCAGCAGCTGCCCATGCGCCGTTAACCGGGCGGGGGCATCCGTCCGAGTCAGGGCTACAGCTTGATTCAGCGGCATGCCTGTGTCCTGCGGCCGCGAGTCCTTCGCTCCGCGATGAGCGTCTGCTGCTGTCGCTGTCGGCCAGCCGCACAGGTACGCCTGCCGCGGTAGTTGATCCACTCGATCGGCTCCCTCCCGCTGCGCTACCATCCCGGGCGTGTCTTTGTGATCTCGCGCCATGCAGGTCACCCACCCAGAACAGCCGATCTCTGATGTGCGGCGCACCGACGCCCGCAGACGGAAACGGGACGGCCCCGAAGGCGTAGTCCATGGCTTCCATGTCAGCGTGTACAAGGTCGACCCAAGGCTCCACAGCCTTGCTCGCAACCTGCTCTCCAAATATGACTGGAGGCTTGCACTGCTTGATGAGCCAGGCAAAAGTTGGCCAAAGGTGCCTTGGGTCCTCAAACCCAGCTCCAGTGCCTGCCGAGCTGAAAGGCTGGCATGGGCAACTGCCGGTCCAAACAGGAAGGTCGTCTGGCCATCCTGCTCGACGAAGAGCGAGGGACCAGACACCGATGCCGGCGAAAAAATGGCACTGCGTGAATTCGCGCAGCTCGCTTGGCTTGACATCCTCGATACTCCTTTCGTCTACGATGCCGTCGGCGATGTGCCCGGCCTTGATCAGATTGCGGAGCCACTGGGCCGCGTATGGGTCGATTTCGTTGTAATACGTCGTCATAGGTGCTCCCGACAGCCGCCCGCGTGCTGAGGCGCTCAGCGCAATAGGTGAGGGTGGGTTAGGCGGCTTCGGTGTTTCGATCAGGCTGGAGAAAAACAGGGGTCATGGCGGCATGCTCGCGCATCGCGCGTATACCGGCTTCGTCATAGCCCCAGGTGTTGGAGTCGTCGAAGCGCTCAGGTCCGAGCCAGCCGAGGGGCATTTGTTTGCCCTCGCAGATGTAGTCGCGGAAGCGTTCGATCAGGGCCTTGAGGGTGCCACCGTGGCTAAAGCCTTTCCAGCGTCCGCCCCAGGTAGTGGGGTGGGTGAAGACCCGCATACCCGTGTAATCGTCAATAAGCCATACCTTGCCGCGCCGATCGACTTCCAGTCTGGCGTAACGCTGTTTCGACTCGCTGAAGAAGAACCTTCGGCCGTGGTCGCCGATGATCTTGATAACCTGATTGACCTGCTCGCAGCGCCGGCGCTTATTCCACAGGCTTTTCTCGGTGTACCTGGCGCCACGATACTCGGGCTTCGGCTCGTATTGAGTTGGCCTGATCACGGCGGCCAGCAGCTTCGACCAGACGCCAGCCCTGTTTGGAAGGCAGAGCCCGTGCTCTTTGGTGTCGTACTCGACGTTTTCACAGAGCTCGATAACTAGTTCTGCCGGTACGGCGATGTTCGAGCATCCGCTGTTGTAGTAGCCCAGTCGGTCCAGAACCTCAGTTTCGGTGTACACACCTGCAGGCTCCAGCCTCCAGCAATAGCCTTTGTCGTGACCCTTCCAAAGAGTGATCGCTTTATCGCGGCGCTTGGTGTGCTTGAGGCTGAGCACAATGTATTGGCTCATGGCGTTTCTCCATGCATGCGCCGCCCTCCGTGTCCGGTGGTGGCAAATAGGTTTGGGATGGGGTATTACGTGTGACCGGCATGGAGCCGGATCAAAGGAGTGACACATGAGTCAGCAGCAAGCACAGATCGACGCACTTGAAAGCCTGGTAATTGCTCTTTTTAAAGAGCTTGATTCGCGCACCGGCCTTCCGCTGGCACCAATTATCAACTCGGCGAAAGCTGGGGTTCTCGACTCTGATGCAACAGGAGGACCGCACGAAAAGGCAAAAGCCGCTGAGTATCTCGAGCACCTTGAGCAGCGCCTGATCCGCGCTCGTCGCTCTTAATCTGCAGTGATCCGCAAAGACTCTCGTTGATAAGAAAGTTCAAGCTTCCGCGCCACGGCAGGCGACACTGTGATTTCGTGGCGCGGAACCTTATGTATCAGGCTGAGAAGCTACCCAGCGCCAGTTGAGCAGCATCGCCCACCTTCGCTTCCAGCACCGACTTGAACTCTTGCGCAATCTCTTCGCGCTGCACGTCCTCGCCGACCCAGCGCAGTTTCAGCACCGGTTGTGCGCCGCTGGTTATGACGGAGATTCGCAGTATGATTTCGCGCATCTGCAGGCCTTCAAACGGCACGGCCGAGAAGATCAGCGACGTGGGCAAGGTTTCCTTGCTGGTCGCCTCGATGGCATCCATTGCGCTGCGGCTGGCGCGTGTCTCGCTGACGGTGTGATCGCTTTCCGACGATGCCTTGACCGTGATCGTGCGCACGGCGGCGATGGCCTTGGCCAACGGGATGTTCTGCAGCTCATCACCTACCGCCGACAGCGTGCTGTGCCAGTCCTCAATCCAGTCGCTCATATCCTTCTGCGACATGTCCCGGCCACTGATCGCCTGCACGGCCTGACAGGCAGCGGTTGGCTTGAGCTTCAGCACAGCTCGATCATCTGCGTGGCCTGGCACTTCCTCGTTGCCCAGGTTGAACAGCACCGAACAGGTCATTTCGTCCTGATTGATGAAGCCTTTTGCGTCGGCGACTGCGCGGTCGGACACGTATTTGGCGAAGTCCGCCAGGGAGTTGGTGGAGAACGTGCCACGAAAGCGACTGCGGCCTGCGCCGAATTGCTCAAGGTTCACGACCTTCGCGCCTTCGGGCAGCACGATGGTGGGCGTGACGGTGTTCAGCTCTTTGCCGTCTGCGATCAGCGCGGTGTCAGTTATCAGTTGAATTGCTTCTTTCGTGAGGGACATTTGTCAGGTCTCTTTGGGGAGGAAGGGTTGTTGGGGTTGATCAGGTGCGCGGCTTGACCGGTGCTTGGTCGCGCTCGAATAGCTGGCCAGGGTGCGGAGCTTCAGCAAACAGCGTGATGTTGCCGCCGGAGCCAACGTGCATTGGCGTGTCGAGGCTGGTGTTCTCGCTGCGGGTGCCTCGCTTGGTCGGCACCTTGTAGTCGAGCTTGTGTTTGATCTTCACCTGGCTGGATTCGCCGATTTGGGAGAAGTCCAGGGTTATGACTACCTTCCCAGCTTTGCCGTGGTCAACGACACCGGCGGCAACTTCGGAAAGGGCGTGGCCGATCTGGCTGGCGAAAGCCCCGCCATTCAGTTCGTTGAGGAATTCACTGGTGTCTGTCGGCTTCGACATGGTTGTTTCTCCGGGGGCTTGATTCCACTGGGTGGGATTTTGAGTTGAAGAGGGGGCGACGATGATTGGCGCGGCACTCCGTATGCGGCGCGCTGTGTGTCTGGTGGTGGCAAATCGGCAAGAGATCGGGTATTAAAGACCATCACACATAGAGCAAAGGCTTGAAGTAAAAATGGGAGAGCATGGAGAAAACTCTATTTTTCACTATTCAGATATCAATGCGGTTGCCGCTATCATCTCTAGTAGCAAACTATGGCTCACCAACGCATTTTTTCTAAATGACTCTCGTGAAATAATGGAAGGAATCGATACAATTTCGAGTGCTTTGGATGAGCATATATTAACTCTGAAAGATAGTCCGGAGTTGGTGCGCGGAGCGCGCTTTCTGCAGGGGGCCTTCATGTATGCACGTACCGCAGCAGAGTCTCAGGGGATCTATACGTGCTCTTTTAGTAAATCGGGTGACTTACTGAGTCAGTGGCAAGCATATGGTTTTTTCGCAATTGAATTCGATGAGCGGTTACTAGACGTTCAGCCGGATTTAAAGACCGTTGCCCTCCCAGTGCTATCTCCTTGCATGTACGCTGAAGATAAAAAACTCTCTATTGCTAATATTGCAGTCCAGCAGTACTGTGCAGAGTTAAACGATATCCTGATAAATGAAAATCCGGAGGGTGGAATAGAGCAAATCAAGGAGCTTATGGTGCTAGCAGCATGCTTTAAGAATCGTCATTTCGAAGCTGAGCAGGAGGTGCGGCTTATTAGGCATAGTGTGGGGCCGAAAATTAGGTTCAGAGCTAAAGATGATCATCTGGTACCGTATCTCGAACATGAGTTCGCGCCAAGTGCGATAAAGGCAGTACATATCGGACCGGTAAAAAATCCTGTTCTAGCAGCGGAGTCACTGAGGATACTTCTCCAGTCAAACGGAATGTCGGGCGTCGAAATAGTCAAATCTCAGATACCATTTAGGTCTTGAATAAGTATCTTAACTCCGCCTTGTAAAATACTCTGCCATAGCTAGTGCCTGTCGATCTAGTTCGACGCTGTTGTGCTGGATCAAGCTCAGTTCGGTAGTCATCATGCCGCCACCTGCGTGATGGTTACTCCGTCCATTTGGAAATCAGCGCCTTGAATGTGGACCAGGTCGTCCAGCGCGCCCCAGTTCACTGTGAGGACCGATATCGGTGCCCGCCCTTCGTAGACGGCTTTCACCAGCGCATGAAGGTCGGTGACGTTTGCTTCAAGCTTTGTCGGCTTGGGCGGCACCTTCGCAGATGGGGCGACCGCCGACATTCTCGGAGCTGGTTGTTCGACTGGTTTGGGTGCCTCAGCGGCTTGCGGCGCAGGCGCGTTGGCTTTCGCTTTTTCAGCTTCAGCGACTCGCTCTGCTTCTGCCGCAGCCGCAGCCGCAGCCGCAAGCTTCGCTGATTCTTCAGCACGAATACGTTCACGCTGCGCAAGCTCTTTCGCTTCCTCGGCCTGCTTGTGCTCGTTGATCCGCACCTTGATGAGGGCCACCAGGTCATCATTGTTCTTGAGCACGATCTGCTGAGCATCGTTGAACAGAAACGCATGATCCACGGCGAGCGAGCGCAAGCTTTCCAAGTTGGCGCGGATACCGTCGCCGATCTGGCTGGCCTCGATCTTGGCCCGGGCCAGTTCAGAGTCGGCGGCGTCACGCAGACTGGCGATATTTTTTTTGCCTTTGATCGCGCCGGCGAAGTCCGCGGTGATCTCCGGCAGCCGCACCTTGCCGCCGAACGAGGTGTTGATCTTGTCCAGGTGATCACGCAGCGCTGCTTTCGCTTTGAGGACGATCTCGTCGCGAATGGCCACTTTGCGAGCTTTCACCAGCTTGTCCAGCTCAAGGCGCTTGCGACGGGCCTGCTCCGATATTTCGTCGATGGTGCGGAAGAGGGCATCGATGGTTTCCGTCTGGCTAAGCGCGTGCTGCTTGGCTGCTTCCAGGCGCTCCTCGACCTCGCCGCACCACTTCACTGTTTTCTCTGCGTCAGCGAAGTGCTGGTCTGTCTGCAGGTCAGTATTAATCGCCGAAAATACGGCCAGCGAATGGGCCTTGAACTGCTCCAGATTGCTCGCAGTGACCATTCCGGTTACTTGGATGCGCAGCGCTGGCAGCGCGTCCGGAGTCTTCCCAACTGCCTCCACCACGGCCTCAGTTGGCTCATACGCTTCAAGATCGACTTCGAACTGTTTCCAGCCGGCGACCAGCTTCGCCGCCCGAACTTTCACCGGGAAGTACTCCATCGAGACGAAGTTGTTTTCGGTCCCGTCCGAGCAAACGAAAATCACTTTCTCGGCACCTGACACCAGCAGTTGCTGCTCCAGCTGCCAGTAGTAATGCGCATCCAGATCACCTGCGCGCACGTCGGCGGCAAGCTGCTCGTTCCACATTTTGTGCTCGAAGAGGATCTCTCCCATCATTGTGCAGCCGTCGAGGGAGGCCAGCAGGTCGCCTTCAGTGCCCACAACCGGGAACAGGTCTTCGCCGATTCGACTTTCAAGAATGGGACGGGCCAGCGCTTCGGCTTCGTGACCCTTGTCGAACAGGTACTTCTGGACCCACCACGAGATGTCCCGGTCCAGACCGGTCTTCTTGGCATGAAGCAGTTCGGAACGCTTCATCTGCTTGGATGCGCCCATCATCACCGGGGCTTCAGACGCGGTGCGATAGTTGGAGCGGAGTGCATGCCATTCGGCGCTGCCCTGGGTGACTTTATGCGTCTTCATGCGGTTTCTCCGGCGATAGGAGCCATCTGGTTGATCCGGTCGATCTGATCGGCACTGAGGGTGTATTTCGATTCCAAGAAGGCGATCAGACTTTCGGTATCGGTCTTTCCGGTGTCGATACCGTCCTGCCATTTGGGAAACATCGTTTCGAACTTGTCTTTTTCGTAGGCGGGAAGCTCAGACCCTTGCTGCTCCGGCTGCGGGGAAACATCGCGGAACCGCGGGGCGCTTTCCTCCAGCTCATCTGGGCTGTAAACGCCCAGAATTACGTCCGGGCAGTAGAGGCGGGACCAGCGTTTGGTCGCCAGGTACGCGAGCTGCTGGCGAGGGTCGTCGGCCCAGAGCGTGCTGTTGCGTGTGCGCGCCTGAGCCAGTAGCAGCTCCAGCACCCTCGGTTCGTCTTCGCCGCGAAACGTTGCCCAGACCTTCACGCCCAGGCCTTCCTCGTCGGCAAGCTTCCAGCCTGGCTGCCGGTACTCACCCTTGTCGCTGTTTTTGATTACAAACTTGCCGATGACCTTTTCCCAGTTGCCGTACCAATCGTAGTGCAAGCGATCCACCACAGGTGCGCAGGTTGTAATCACGGCGTTGACCAGCTGCGCCTCGTAACCGAGCACGCCGTTCACCAGATGGGTTTTCTGTGCGACGGCGAAAGGGTTCATCCTCCACTGCATGGCCTGCATGACGACGGCCAGGCAATCGGCGGAATTGCCATTAAAGTGCTTCGGCAGAGTTGCTCGCCCGGTCGCCATGACTTCGGCCAGGCGCATCATCTTGTCCAAGCTGTCGCCGTCGAGGACCAAGGCGCTGGTCGAGGTGGCGGCATGCGGAAGCACATGCAAATTTTGATCGTGCGATACGGACGCAACGTTTCTTGCGGACATAGGAAATCCTCGCGCTTCATGCGGGCGCTGCGATTGGATAAAAATGGGCTTACTGAGTGATGTGCGATGCGTAGGCGCTGGCGAGCATCCAAGCTGTTGTGAGGGCCAGCACGACGAATGAGCCTCGCCAGGTGTAGATGCGCAGCTGGCGCTGCTTGCGAGTCATGATCGGGCACCCACCGGCCGACGCTTGAGCCAGTCAGCTTTGATCGGGTAGGGCAGATCAGCAACTCGCATGCCGACGGGGTAGGTGATCGTTCCGCGTACCTGAGCGCGGGCTTTCACCTCGTCAAGTTGCTCTTCAATGAGGGATTTAACGATTGGCCGGCTCATGCCGCCTCCTTGCGCTGTTGGCAGTGCCTCAGCAGGCGACTGCAGTAGTGGGAAAACTCTTCAAGGGTGATGAGCTCGTCGGTCATCATCTTCGTGATCATCTGCTGGACCAGAACAACCTCGCCGCGTGTGCTGGCCGGGTGCTTGAGGGTTTCGAGCGCCTCGTCGATCAGGATGTGCGGGCTCAAAGCTCTTCATCCTCGCGCTGAGCGATCACACCGTCTGCCGCCAAAGGCCGCAAAAGTCCCTCTGCGATTTCGAACAGGGTGTCTTTGGGGTTGGGGCAGTTCAACACGGCGTCTGCGGCCTCTCTAGCGCAGGCGGGCGAACCGAACTTGGCCATGTAGACCAGTCGCCCCAGCGCTGACTGGCTCGCACCAGATGCGCCGAGCTTCTCCATGGCGAACTCGTCGACCGCGATTAGGAAGCGTTCGAACGTGACGCCTTGGGGCTCCTGCAGGCGGCGTTTGAACTTGATGTCGTCGCCGTGCACCAGCGAGTGGGCACTGTTGGCAACCCAAAGTCGTTCGGCGGGTGTCAGTTGTTTTACTGGCGCGCCCGTCAGAGGCAACACCTTTGCTGCTGCGTTCATGGTCGTCTCCAGGGGCTGGGTTATGCGGTTAGCAAGGTAAGTGCCGCCTGGTGGTCGGCGACGTCTTTCTGATGAGCTTTGCGCCATGCGATCTGCAATTTCAAAAGATGAATTTCGCCTGACTTGGTGGTTTTGAAATACTCGCCAGAGTCGTCTGTCCCACACAGGTGAATGTCGCCTTTCTCTACGAGAGCCTGAACCGTCCTGTGCAGGTCTGAATCGATCTTCTCTTCGTTCGGGCCTACGTGGAGCGCGCTTTTCTGGTTGGCGAAATACAGGACCTTTTCAACTGTGTATTTGGTTCGAGCCATGAGCTTCATGCTCCTTGATCAGTGAACCCCTTCGACTGAACACTCAAGAACGGCTAGAGGCCATACAGGCACCGGAGAGGGTTCAGTCGGAGAGGTTCGGGGTTTGGGAGGCGGGGGCAGATGGCCGGGCGCGAATCCGGCGAGAGCGGAGCCTTTCGGCACGACCGCTCGGAGGAGCAACCAGCCAAAGCTGGTGCCTTTTAACCGCGTTTCTCCAGGGCCGCTGAAGCGTTTAACCCAGCTTTCAACGCCGCATCTGCTTTGCTGGTTACGTCTCCAGCGCGGACTTCCACCGCCGTGTTAATTCCCAAGGGTTGACGCAGGGGGCCGCTTTCGCGGTGTGTACTCATCCGCATCGGGGTGTGATCTGAGCGCCGAGAAGGGTCTTGCACCCTCAACTCCCGTGCACTGGGCTTTACTTTTAAGCTACCCGGCTCATACCCATTCACGATGCCTCGCTACTGAATATGCAGATCACACTCCGATGCAGCCTGGCGCTATGACAGGATCGGGCAGTTTTCGTCAGGCTGACGCTGGCGCTGGTTGTTCAGTCGTCGAATCCGTAAGAGAATTCGCTTTCCTCGCAATCGATCAACAGGACGGCATCGCCAAAATAAAGCGAAGCAAGAATCCGCTCCCATTTCGTACGCAGTTCCATCTTCACCGAGATTTTCTTTTCGTCGAGCTGGGCGCTGTATACCTTCCCGAATTCAACCTTCGGCCTCCAGCGGTCGCCAGTCTCCCGCTCGCCCTCAACCATCACATGCAGGTTGTGCTTCAGGCCGTAATCGCTGCGGCGTTCATTGCTAAAGCTGTACCGGTTTTCACCTTCGGGCTGCGGGTCGAAGTAGATGTGGTAGAACTTGCGAGAATGGCTGTCATCTTCAGTGATGCGAATCTCAGGCACGCTCCACCGCTCTTCAGCGGCCTCTTCCTTGTGCTCATCAATGAACGCTTCGAGCAAATCCTTGAGCGAAACCTCACCTGTTATCAGGCCGTCACCGGTCAGAACCTCGGTGATGGATGCGTCGGCCTGTTTCATGATTGCCGACTCCATACCGACAGCCTCCCAGCGCTCACGCAATGCGTTGGCGATCAAAGCGTTGTAGCGCTGAAGCTCGAACATGTCCGTGACATTTGCCGGAAAGGCTTCTTTTACGGCGGCTTTGATTGACTCACCGATGGTGCCGTAGGACCTGAACGCATCCTCGACGACACTTTTAAACATCTTGTCGATGCCTTCATCGATCAGCTCGCGAGGGCGATCTGATAGGGCGTAGGTGCTGACGCGCTCGGCCAGCAGTTGCTGAAGGGTTTGCTCGGTCATTTGATGCTCCTTGCTGGATATGGTGATTTCCCGTCTGGCCCTGTCGCCAAGGCCAGCCAGTGAAATCCGGTGTTGCACCGCGACCCGCTACTGGCGTCGGTCGCGGCTTGCTGCGTAAGCGGTAGTTGTCTCTCCCTTCTGCCGCTGGGATTCGCGGGGCGCATTGCTTGCCAGGTCATTCGCTCGGTTCTGGCGTTTCGCCATCGTCAGCCGTACAGGGTTCTCCCTGTCGTGGGCAGCCTTTCGGGGCTGTCTGATCGCCGGTCGCCGGTAGAGGCAATGCGGTCTGTTGTTTGTTGCGCAGGCTGTTAAAGAGCGGTTCGATCCGCTGGGCCTGTTGAGGGGCTGTTTCGCGTCTCGATGGGCGTAAATATAGGAGAACCCATATTCTCAGTCAACGGGTATTCCCATATTATTTTTCAGCGACGTAAAAACCCGCTCGTTGGTGGTCCAGCTCAGATCGAAGACGGGAAGAACCATCTGGGGACGCAAATTTTTGGAACCGGCTGAATTCGTGCGGGCCTAAAAATTACAATCCCTTGATACCCGAAAAGGAGGTGGCGGTATGATTTCGAGTTTGGAGTTGAGACACATCGTTGAGACTGCATTTCTGCCCATGCGATGCGTCTGCACGATCGCGCCAGACGGCTCGATGACTGTTCAGATATTCGACCAGAATACGAACAGGGAAGAGATTACGGTCACGGGGATCGACGTTTCAGGGCTGGTTTCGGCTCGCGCTATCGCGGCGCTGGTGATGGAGCTGAAGGAAGATCTGAAGAATCGCCATTTGGTGCCTGATTGGCATGAGAAGGGGCGCAAAGCTTAGAGTAACTTCCTCAGGTCAGGCTCCAGCTGCGAGCAGAAGGGGGCGGGAGGTGAATTAGGCACGAGGCCGGCACTGTCCAGTATCCCGACTACACTCCGCGAACCGCATGCTTAAGGAATTCTCCTGGCTTGCAACCAGGATGGACCGAATGAATTCCCAAACGAACCTGAGGCCTTGCATAGAGGCAGCGTGTCTGCCGATGAAGTGCGTTTGCGTGATCGCACCTGACGCGTCAACGACGATCCGGGTATTCGACACAAACAACGAGGCGGAAGAGCAGCACCATAGGTTTTGTCGGCCTGATGGTGCCGCACATTGCTAGACGTCTGATGGGTTCGCAGTATCAAAGACTGCAGCCCACCGCCACCCCGCTGGGCGGATTACTGATGATCCGGCGGAAGTCGTCTCCCGCAGGATGATCACGCCTAAGGACCTCCCTATAGGTATGCGACAGCGATGTTGGGCGATTTTTAAACGGGTTGAGGCTGGCGTGGACACGCTTTATAAGCAGCAAGCTCCTTAGTTGCCCACTCGTTTGAACCAGTAATTGTCCATTTTTGTTTCCCAGTTCCCTTTGCTGTCTTTAGGTATTACGCCGGCCCACAGCACGTCCAACTGTCGATTGTATGTCCCGATGGAATGCCCACCGTAGGCTCCCTCGAAGGAGATGACCATTGGCCCTTGGCCTTTGATGCCCTCAACGCCTTCGTGACAGTAGGCTTTGTTAACACGAGTCTCATCAAGGTTGTATTTTAACTCCAACGTCACACAGTTCGTCCCACAGGCCTCTGCTGATGGGGATATGTTCAACACGAGATGCTGATCGCCGGCGGTTGTCTCCCACCGCCCGGACAGATCGCTGCATGACTTGACGTCAGCGGCTTGAGAGACTGAGGAAAACAGCGCGGCGACTATAAGACCCAACGTCACAGAACCTTTCATAAAAACTCCTTATTGAATTACCCTGTTTATAGGAATAATTAGCGTACCTTGAACTAAGAAAATTAGTGGAGCGACTACCAATATCGCGACTCTAAAGACATTCATCTCACATTCCATAATGACGGGGCAGATGACCCGGCCGATCACGCAAACTTCGTCAGCGCCCTGACCACCACACCAATGATCCTGCAGTCTTCGGTGCACTGCACGGTCGGATAGGCCGAGTTCAGCGGCTTTAGGTATCTGACGCCGCCGTCTTCCACCAGCTTCTTGAAAGTTGCCTCGTTGCTGCCAGCCAGCTTCGCGATCACCAGCTTGCCTGGGAGGACCTCTGCCCGGGTGTCGACGAGTATCTGTGAGCCCTCTGGAATCGAAGGGGCAGTAGGTGCCGTCATCGAGTCCCCTTTAACCACCAGCCAAAACGCCGGGCCCTTGGCCTTGTAGTCAGACACGTCGTACTCATCAGCAGCACCTGGCGGATAAGGCTCAACCGCTTCCGACCACTCGCCGGCCGCGACCCAGCTCACTACAGGGTAGCGGTACATACGGGAGGGCTGCTCAGCCATGGATACGTTGGAGGGGTCGTTAGACGTGATGAACGCTGTCATGTCGCCTTTTCCGTCCGAAAGCCACAGTGCATTCACGCCGCAGACGTCGGCGATCTTCGCCACATGAGCAGTTGCCTTGGATTTTCCACGCTCCAAGTCGGAAATAGATGTCTGCGTGATGCCCGCGCGAACTGCCAATTCTGCTTGATTGAGCTTTGCGTGCTGCCTTGCGGCCTTTAATCGGTCTTTAAATTCCATCTGTTGAGTATTACGGGCGCTCCCATATCCTTGCAAATCGGTGTTCCCATAACCTAGTATATGGGCATTCCCGTATGGAGGGGCAGCATGAACAGTATTTACAAGGACCTCGTTGCCTTCTTCGGCACCCAGGAGGCCACAGCTGAAAAGCTCAAAGTTGATCAAAGCACCGTTTCCGGATGGGTTCGGGAAAAGCATGGGATGTCTCCAGTAATTGCCAAGCGCGCTGAGGCTTTGACCGGAGGTGCTTTCAAAAAAGAGTCCCTTTGCCCGTCGTTTCCCTGGGCCGAAATGGCTGCTTAAAAGACCGTCCCGCCGCTTCGGTGAATTGATATTGCCCAGCTTGAACGCGGGGCACCACGGAAACAAAACAGAGGTTTTACGAATGGAAAATTTCCTGCGGTCCTGCCAGAGCGCAGTGCTCGAAAACGAGGCCAAAAGCTTGGCAGCGAAAATGGGAGTTGCTCACGTGAGCCTGCTCCAGCGCGCCAACCCAGACAACGATGCTCATCATCTGACCATTGAGCACCTGTTCGGGATTCTGCTGCACACAAACGATCTTCGCCCACTGAGCGCGCTTGCTGACGAGTTCGGTTGCGATGTCGTTGCGCGCCAGCGGCCAGCGCCGAAACCACTGCTTGCGGCCTTGGCACATCTCGCCGCCGAGTCGGGTGACGTAAAGCGCCTGATCTATGACGCCACCGTCGACAACCACATCAGCCAGCACGAGAAGGCGCAGGGCGACAAGGCCATTCAAGAAGCGATAGACGCGCTTCAGGTGCTTCGCGAATCGCTGAAGGTTGCCTGATGAGCCGGACCAAAAAGGTCGGGAAGTCCTGATATGCAGTACACCGTCACGATCAATCAGGTGAAGGCGTTGGAGTGGGGGCTGAATTCTCAGCAGGCCCTGCTGTTTGCCTTCGTCTACGGCTGCCCCAGCTGGACCAAGCCAATCAAGACCGATGGCGGGATTTTCTTCGCGCTGAGCAAAGCGAAGATCATCGAGGAGCTTCCGCTGCTCACTGACAAGCCTGATACCGCTTACCGCATGCTGAAGGCTCTGGAAGAGGCCGGTTTGATTGAGCTACGCACCGAATGCTTTCGGCTCACCGAAAAAGGCTGTGAGTGGAACCCGAATCGCATGGGCTACGCCACCGCTTATCAACCTGCAGTTCTTCCGCCTCGGCGTAGGACAAAAAAGAAGCCTATTCCTTCCGGTCTGCGTGCGCAGGTCTTCGAGCGTGATGGTTATGTGTGCTTGCGCTGCGGCTGCGCGGCGCGTTTTCGCCTGAGGGCCGACCACGTTATTCCTGAAAGCCGGGGCGGCGAAGCTTCGATGGCGAACCTTCAAACCCTCTGCATGTCCTGCAACAGCTGGAAAGGCGTGCAGACAATTGATTTCCGCGCTTCCTCTGGAGGTGCAGCATGAGCATGACACTCATGGTCACCGCGATGAAGCTTCGCGTGGGCAACCCATTACGTAAGCTGGTACTGATCAAACTGGCCGACAACGCCAGCGACATAGGCGAGTGCTGGCCGTCTTACCAGCACATCGCTGACCAGTGTGAGATCAGCAAGCGCTCTGTCATGAATCACATCACTGCTCTATGTGAGGCAGGACTGTTGCGCAAGGAAATCCGTAAGGGTGGACCGAAGGGTAACTCTTCAAACGTCTACTTCCTGACCCTTGATGGTGGTGCACCTCCTGCACCAGGGGTAGTGCAGGAGATTCACCAGGGTGGTGCAGCAGATGCACCCCCTAGTGAATCTGCTGCACTAGGGGGTAGTGCAGGAGCTGCACCCAGAATCAGTCACTCTTCTGAACCAGTCATAGAACCGGTCATTGAACCAATTACGCCCCAGGCTTCCGCTGAGGTCGTGACGGGGCAGGTCGTGCCATTCCAGCCGCCACGAGTTGAGATTCCCGCCGACATGCCTGGGCCGAAAGATCGAACCTGCAAAACCTTCAAGGTCTGGGCGAATTACGCCATGGCCTACCGCAAGCGTTACAGCGCCTGGCCGGTGTGGAACGCCAAGGTCGGCGGCCAGCTCGGCCAACTGGTCGACCGTCTCGGCGCTGATGTCGCTCACCACGTCGCTGCCCACTTCCTGAAGACCAGCGATGCCGCCGTTCTGCGCAAATGCCACAGCCTCAACGAGCTGCTGGCCAACGCAGAGAGTTATCACACCCAGTGGGTAACCGGTCAGCGCGTCAACGGCACAACTGCGCGCCAGATAGAAAGGACCGAGGCGAATCTATCCGCAGCGGAGCAGGCCGCCCAGATGGTTCTGGCCAAACGCCAAGCAGGTGACCGCAATGAATACCTCTGAAATGAACGATCAGCAGGTCGCAGGACTGGCGGCCGCCATCTGCGCAACTGCTGAAGCCATGGGTCAGGAAATGAACCCCGGCACGGCAGCGATCATGGCTGAAGACCTGTGTGCTTACTCGGTGCCGATCGTCAAAGCCGCGCTGAAGGCCTGCCGTTTCGAAGTAAAGGGAAAGTTGGCCATGTCCGACATCCTTCAGCGCGTCCAGTCTTCCGACGGCCGCCCGGGCAAGGACGAGGCATGGGCTATCGCCATGACCAGTAACGACGAGTACGAGACGGTGGTGGTCACCGATGAGATCCAGTTGGCTCTGGCTGCCGCAAAACCCGTCCTGGATGCCGGAGACAAGATCGGCGCACGCATGGCGTTCATCAGCGCCTACGAACGACTGGTGGCTCAGGCCCGCAACGACCAAAAAGGTGTCAACTGGCACGTTTCCGTCGGCTTCGACGCCAATCGCCGTGTCGAGGCGATCACCAAGGCTGTTCAGATGCAGCGCATCCCGCAAGAGCGCGGGCAGTTGTACCTGGCCGATTTGAACGTGGTGCCCGTCACGCAGGACGGCCAGGCCATTGCTGGCTTGCTGACCGGACAAGTCGCCACCCCAAGCCCGGACGTTCGCGAAAAGCTTCAGGCGGTGAGAGACAGCATGCGCGAAATGAGCAAGGCCTCGGCCAAGCGCAGGCACGAATTGAAGATCAAGGCCGCTGATGATTTGGCCGAACGCCTCGCGCTGCTCCAGCGGCAGGCCGAGGAACTGCAATTGAAAAGGGCTGAGTTATGACCGACAAAATCAGCGTGAACTGCCAATCCAAGCTCACCGAAGCCATCACACGCCTGTCAGCAATGTTTCGCGAGAAGAAGTTCGTCGTAGTGTCGCTACGTCCGGGAAAAGACCGCACGCTTGATCAGAACGCACTGTGGTTCGCCTTTTATAAGCGCATATCCGAGATGACCCAGATCGGCGACGCCAGCGAAGCGCGCAAGTACTGCAAATTGCACCATGGCGTTCAGATCCTGATCAACGAGGACGAGGACTACCGCGCGGCTTGGCACAGGACAACCAAGCACCTGAGCTACGAGGAAAAACTCGACCTGATGGGCGACAACAAGCTGTTGGGGCCAGATGGTTTCCCGGTCACCAGCCTGTTCAATCGCGCCCAGGGCATCGCGTACACCGACCGCATCCTGACCGAATTCACTGCGCTGGGCGTCTTTTTCGGTGATCTGATCGGTGAGGCGGCCGCATGAAGCGTACCTCACTGCAACGCAAGGTGCCGCTAAAGGCCAGTGGCATAACCCAGCGTACGCCACGCGCCAAGAAGTGCGCCCACTGCGCTGAGCTGTTCCGGACGGCACGCCCCGGGCAAAAGGTCTGCGGACCAGCCTGCGCCATTGCCATGCCTGCCGAGAACCTTCCGCAGGCTCGCAAGGCGCTGGCTGATATCGAGCGCAAAGAAATCAAGGCCCGCAAGGAGAAACTGAAGTCCCGCAGCGACCACATGAAGGACACCCAGCAGGCTTTCAACGAGTGGGTTCGTCACCGTGACATGGGCGAGCCGTGCGTGAGCTGCGGTAGGCACCACAACGGCCAGTGGCACGCCGGACACTATCGGTCCGTCGGTGGTCACCCGGCCCTGAGATTTGAACCGCTCAACGTGTGGAGACAGTGCGCACCGTGCAACACGCACAAGTCTGGTGACCTGTTGAATTACCGGGCTGAACTGGTGCGCCGCATAGGTATCGTCAACGTGGAATGGCTCGAAGGGCCTCATGAGCCCCAGAAGTACACCATCGAAGAATTGAAAGCCCTGACAGCCAAGTACCGGGCACTGACAAGAGAATTGAAAAAGGGGCACGCAGCATGAAAATCCACTCGGCACGTCAGGCGTGGCATGACTGCACCTACATTCCGGCTCCTGGCCAGTCCTCTGACGTCGTTCAGCTCGGCGTGGTAGTGCAGGGCACGGAACGAGGTCCAACGGCCAACCATGCGATGCACGGCGCACTGGCCGGGCATATCCAGTCGGCAATCGCCAAGCTGCACCCACAGGTTCGTGTGTTCGGTGAATACATGTACGCCGCCAACCGCGACGACGACATCAACGAAGCGGCAGAAGGCGTGGTGTTCAGTATGGTCATCTCGAAGTCCAAGCGAATAACGGCCGGCAAACGGGAAAAGCTCGAGTATGTGGTGAAGGGCGTGATGCGACGGTATCGCTACATGCACCAGGGCGGGCAGTCGGCAAATGACGATCCTCTGATCAAGCCTGAGGCGTTCCGTTCGTGGTTGTTGGCCGAGTACGGGATTTGCATTGAGTCCTGTGCTTGGGCACGCGATTGGGAGCCGATTATTCGGCTTTCCTTCGAGTGCTGCGAGGATCTTGATAGGATGGCGCTCAGCCCAATCGGGGCGGTGATTTACCAAATGAAGGAAGCAGCATGAAAGAGCGCATTTTGGACGCGATTGCCCAGTCTCAGCAGGATGGACGGCCGGTGTTGGAAATACACCTTTGGTCGAAAGAGGCTGTTGAGGAAATTCATCGCAGCCCCGAATTTAATGCGGGTGCATTCATCGGGATTCCAGTCAAATACTTAGGTCGCGAAAACAAGATTCCTGAGCATGACTTCCTGCTGATAACAAAAGGTTGACTTCCCGCACGGCTGGCGGCATCATTTCGCCATATTGAGTATTTTGCCTACGGCAACTTACCTAGGAAGTGAAAAAAAGCCCGGCAAGCGCCCGGGCTTTTTCTTGAAGGATCAAAAATGGCCGCGTCCAAGCTTTCTTTTGGAAATACTCTTCCTTTTTTAGCGCTTTTTGGCCCTATCGTTTACGTCTCTAACGCGATGATTGAGCTTGGAAGGCTTGAATTCTTCAATGCGCCAAGTGGCTTTGTTCAGCTGACCTCTTTCGGGTTTAGCTCGATAATCGGTAATTCATTAGAAATTCTTTTTATTCTTATATTAAATCTTTTAATACTTTTTGGAACAAGATATCTTCGAGGGTGGGCTCAGGTAGGGCAATATTTCTTAGCAATCTCTTTTACCTGTGGGATAGCTGCTTACTATTCTCTGACACCGATAGGCTGGTGGGGGTTTGGCTCAGTTTTTGCCTGTGGGTTGATATATGGAATGTCGAGAGATTTAAAATCCTTCAAGATTAAAAATGAACCATTAGTCAGCGATTCCGATGCAAGCGTTGATGACTGGAAAGATTATGCGGATCTTTCCAGGAGGCTAATCTTTATTAGCGTTACGCTTTTGTTACTTTTGGGCCTTTTTTATAAGGTTGGACAGCATTCTGCAGCTAACCAAACCTCATATTGGATTTCTGGCGATGAGGTCATATTTGGTTTTTATGGGGATCATGCTTTGGTTGGGGTAAGAGACGATCATGTTGTTGGAGTGACCTTTAAGTTGAAGTTAATCAGGGAGCTGGCGTCAGGTATGACTCGACTAGACGTTGGTCCACTTGTGCCGGCCTCCCGCTGGGTAAAAACACTTCCATAAATAAATTCGCTAAGCAAAAACCCGCCTTCGAGCGGGTTTTTCATTTTCAAGGATTAGCAATGGACCCAACTGACCTCGGCCCAGGCACAGCTACCTGGCTGGGCGGTACGGGCACAATCCTGCTGGGTGGCTTCCTGTGGTTGAGGAAATTCCTCTCCAGGGATGCGACCGACCGCGCCATGGACAACGCCGACATCGGCACCGTCCGCAGGCTGAACGAACTGCTCGACTCTGAGCGCCTGGCTCGCAAAGAGGCCGAGGCCCGATCTGACCAGTTCGCCAAAGAGCGCAACGAACTGGCTGCCGCTGTCGGCCGGATGGAAGGGAAGATCGAAGCCCTGACCAGCCAGATCACTCAACTCACTGACAAGGTCACATCGCAGAGCGCAGAGATTGCCCGCCTGCGTACCAAGTTGGGAGGGCTCAACTGATGGAAAGATGCGTCAGAGATTTCATCGCCCGGCGCTGGTGGCGTCGGGTAGAAGTGTGGGTGATCGCCTCGCTGCTGGTCACTGGATCGTTCGCGCTGGGCTTTGGTGCTTCGCAATGGTCGCTTGCCAGCTGGTACAGCGCCCAGGTCTCCGAAGTGCGCCGTGGCTATGACGAGGCCACGGTGCAGCGCGACATGCGCCTGAACAAGTTGACCAAGACCGCGACCGATGCAGCAGGGAAGGTTGAGGACGCAGCCGGCAAGGCCACCAAGGCAGCAGAGACAGCCAGCAAGGCCGCCGACAAGGTGAACGAGGCGGTAGAGCGGCAGACGCCGTAAATTCTGGACCACTCATTTCTGCTGCGAGAAGCTCATGAAGATCAAAATGCGCGCTGGCAGCCTCGTCGACGCGCTGCAAAAAAATGCAAGCAGGTCTCGACGCGCTCTCATTTTTCAGAGTCGAGGCGTGGAAAAATCGCCCGACGTGTTCAGGTCAACTGCTACTCAAACCTGGCCTTTTTGATATCGCCTTGCTTGTTTTGAAGATAGATGGAGTAAGGCAGTAGCACTGTATCAGCGACAGCTGATAGCCCCATGTCGAAAACGATAAGTGCTGGAGCAGGGTACCCATCAGAACCAATGATTTTCCGTGGTTCCGCATCGAGTGTGCAGTAGTCAAAGACGGTACCACTGTAGATACGAGGAACCGAATCACAGTGGGAATGCCAGCGCGCCAGCTTATTGCTAGCCAAGGCATCATGCCGAAATGTAGTGTTGATGGTTCCACATCCCGAGGCTGAAGCGGCCGCGAGTATCAACAATATGCATCTGAATTTCATTGAGCCGACTCCTGTGAACGGACCGGAATTGTAGTCGATCGGGTGAAGTCACGGCTTGATATCTACCCTGCCATTTAGTGACGCGGAGTGACCATGTCCAATCCTACTTTCCATAGTGCCGGAGACGGCCGTGGTCGCAGGTCGGTGCGCGTTAATGGCAACGAGATTGATCATGTCCTGTGGTGCGATACCGACGCCAGGGTTGTGGTCTTCGTGCCTCAGCCTATGAGAGTCAAGCGCAATGACCGTGACGAGGTTTACACCAGGCGCTTGCGCGGCCAAGTCAGGGTTTTCTACAACGGCGGCGTCGTTCAACCTGGCCGCGTCACACAGTGGAGTAAAGCATGAGCAACGTCACAAACATTCGCCATGCTGCTCCAGTGAGCGCGGAGATCAGCAAAGCGCTCATTGATATGGATGCTGCCATCGTCAAAGCCATTGATTGCGCCAAGGCTGCTGGGCTGCCTCAAGGCTTTGTCGTCTCCACCTTACACGGGCACGCCCACTCGCAAACGCACTTGATGGTGTTCCAATGAGCGTGAAGGTGTTGGAGTTCAAGCGCGAGGACTGGCGCGATGCCGCAAAGACCCTACGCAAGATTGCGGACGACCTCGATGCCGGTGAGCATCCCGAGTGCAGGGTAGGCGCATTGACGCTGATCGGACCGAAGGGTGAGGTGACCGTGTTCGGTCTCGGCCCGAAGTGTGACGACCTGCAATGCCTGGGCGCCATGCGCCTAGGTGAGCAGAAACTGATTGATGTGTTGCTGGATACTGATGATTAAAGGTGTGCCGCAGGGCTAACCATTTTTCTGATACCCGCTCATCTTTGCGGCTATGAGTGCTCGCTCTTTGGTGAGTGGCTTAAGCACGCCCTTGGCATCATCGAGCAGCATGTACAGAAAGTATCGGTCGTCCTGATCGCGCAGTATCCGGTAAACCTCGGCGTATCTGTTCGAGTTCGGGGATACGGTCCGATCCACAAGCAGCTCATAGCTCACGATATGCAGGTTTTTCAGCGCCGCCTGGAAGTCTGCATTGATACCGGCTTCCCACCGGTTAGCCCCGCGCACGCTGAAAATGACGACTAACAGCATAAGCAGTGCGAATCCCGCGAACTCAAAAATACTCGTTCCCTGCTCCACACGGTGATCCCTTGGGTTTCGTAATTCGCTGTTAATACCGGCAACCAGCCACTATTTCAATACCACCTTCGTTTTCTGAGAGTTCTTTATGACAACCAAGCAACCCGACTGGGAGCGCATTGAACAGCTCTTCCGGGCTGGTCTGCTTTCCGTCAGAGAGATTGCCGCCGCTTGCGGTGTGTCTCACACAGCAATCAACAAGCGGTCCAAAGCTGAAGGCTGGGATCGTGACCTGAATGCCAAGATCAAGGCCAAAGCCGATTCGCTGGTTTCCAAACGTGAGGTTTCCACAAAGGTTTCCACGGAAACGCTGGCAACCGAACGTGGAATCGTGGAGGCCAACGCTGAGGTCATTGCTGACATTCGTTTGGCTCACCGCGGTGACATTTCCCGCAGCCGTCGGCTTACCAACAAGTTGCTGGATGAGCTTGAGGCGCTGACGGATGAGCAGGGCACGATCAAGCAGCTGATTGCACAGCTCAAGGATGGCGACCATGACGACGGTGATGCGATGGCCGACGTGCTCGCTCTGGCCCAGAAAATGGGCGCATTACCGACTCGCACCAAAACCATGAAGGAACTGGCGGAGACCCTGAAGACTTTGGTTGTCCTGGAGCGCCAGGCTTACGGGCTGGATGAGAAGGACAAATCAACAGACACCGACGAACTGTCGAGCCTGATGGATGAATTAACGAAGGATGCCTGACCATGAAGCCCGAGCACATGAAGCTGCTCAGGGATAGGTTCTGGCGCCTGAACAACCTGTACTTCATCACCGATAAGAACGGGAAGAAAGTCCGCTTCCGGATGACGCAGGAGCAGATCGACTACTTCCAAGGTATGCACACCCGCAACATCATCCTGAAGGCTCGTCAGCTCGGCTTCACTACACTGGTCTGCATCGTCCAACTGGATGCTGCGCTGTTTGAGTCGGCAAAGTGCGCGCTGATCGCCCACACCCTGAACGACGCCAAGCGCCTGTTCCGCGAGAAGATCAAGTATGCGTATGACAACCTTCCCAAGGAGATACGCGCAGCCAACCCTGCTTCTAACGATGCTGCTGGTGAGCTTGTGTTCAGCAAGGGCGGATCGCTCTACGTGTCCACATCCTTCCGGGGCGGGACTCTACGGTATCTGCACGTATCCGAGTTCGGGAAGATCTGCGCCAAGTTCCCTCACAAGGCCAGAGAGATCGTCACCGGAGCATTCGAGGCGGTCGCCGCCGATTGCTTCGTTACCATTGAGTCGACGGCAGAGGGGCGGGCGGGGTACTTCTTCGATTACTCGCAGTGCGCTGAGAAGCAGCAGCTGTCCGGCGTGCCGCTGGGCAAGCTGGATTGGAAATTCTTTTTCTTCAGTTGGTGGCGTAACGGCCTGTACTGGCTCGACCCCGCTGAAGTCGTCATTCCGCAACGCCTGACCGATTACTTCAACGAGCTGCAGGCTAAGCATGGGATCGTCACGAATGCAGGACAGCGAGCGTGGTACTCGGCCAAGGAGAAAACGCTCGGCGACGACATGAAGCGGGAATATCCGTCGATTCCGGCCGAGGCGTTCCAGCAGTCTGTCGAGGGCGCTTACTACGCCAAGCAGTTCGCCAAGCTCTACGCGAACAAGCGGATTGGCGTTATTCCAAACAACAGCCACCAGCCGGTGATGACGTTCTGGGATATCGGTGTCGGGGATTCCACGGCCATCTGGTTCGTGCGCCAGATCGGCACTGAGTATCACGTCATTGATTACTACGAGAACTCAGGCGAAGGCCTGCGCCATTACATGAAGGTGCTCAAGGACAAGGGTTACACCTATTCCGAGCACTGGGGGCCCCACGATATTGAGAACCGCGAGTTCGGCAGCGATGCCAAGAGCCGCAAGGATATCGCCAAAGAGGGATACGAGATCGATGGCGAGCGTTATTCGATCAAGTTCCAGGTCGTTCCACGTACCGGGGTCGACGACGGCATTGAATCGGCCCGGGAGATCCTGGCTCTTTGCATCTTCGACGAGTCCAAGTGCGAAGAGGGCATTGGTCATCTCGAAAACTATCGCAAGGACTGGGACGAGAACCGTGGCTGCTGGAAGGACAAGCCATTCCATGACAGCACATCACACGGCGCCGACGCCTTTCGATACTTCGCTGTAGCAAAAACCAAACGCGTACGCACAGGCGGTGTCCGCCGCATAGGAGGCCTCGCATAATGCCCGTGCAATCAACGAACCCTGAATACGACGCTCACATTGATGAGTGGTGCATGATGGATGATGCCCTTGAAGGTGAAGAAGCCATTAAGCGGCGTGACCGTAATCTGCCCAAGCCCAGCGGCATGGTTGAGGCTGAGAAGCTGGATGCAGTCGCCAATCGCTATCTGTACGACAACTACCGGGCGCGCGCTCAGTACGAGCACTGGGTGCGTGATTCGTTGCGGTCGATGATGGGGCTGGTGTCCAGGCTGATCCCTGAAGTAAAGCTGCCCAGCGGAATGGCCGGCGTTGCGGAAAACGCTACGGCTGATGGCTTCGATTTGAATCAGCTTTTCATGCGGATCGTTCGCCAGACCATTTCACATGGCCGTGTCCCGCTGGTGGTCAACGTTGACGACTCGGGTTCACCATATTTTTCGACTTACACGACCCGCAACGCGATCAACTGGGATACTGCCGATCAAGGAGGACGCCAGGATCTGGTGCTTTCAGTGTTTCGCGAGTTCAGAAAGAAAGGCGGCGACCGCTACAGCCATGAATGCGAGACGGTCTATCGCGAGTTCTTCATGCAAGACGGCGTGTGCTACACGTCGGTACGCAATGAGGGCGGCGATATCGTCGAGGAAGAGCGCCCGCTGGGCACTTTCGGGAGCGGCAACCGCCTTGTACGCGGTCTGCCTTACCTGCCGGTTATCTACTGCGGCTCGACTGACAACTCACCGGACGTGGACGAGATACCACTCCTCACTATGGCCCGTGCCGCGCTGAAGTCCTACCAGCTCAGCGCTGACTACTTTAGCTCTCTGCATCAGACCAGTCATCCGCAGCCTTGGGTATCTGGACTGGATGAGACGGTAGAACTAAGTGTAACCGGCCCATCCGCTGCGTGGGATCTTGGTCCTAACGGGAAGGCTGAATACCTGGAGTTTAAGGGCACCGGAATTGAAGCCAACCGCCAGGCCATGTCAGACCAGAAGGGCGCAGCACTTGAGGCGGGCGCCAAGGTCATGGATGTGGGCGGCACCGAGTCCGGCGAAGCCCGCAAGACGCGCCAGAACGACCAGCATGCGACGCTGCACAGCATTGTGACTACCGCTGCCGCAGGCATCGAGCAAGGCTTGCGCTATGCCGCCGAATGGCTCGGCTTCAAGCCGGACGAAGTCACGTTCAAAGTTGATCCGGAGTTTGTCGTGCCGGAGGCGGAAGCGCAGCAGATCCTTGCTCAACTCCAGCTATGGCAGAACGGGATCATCGCGAAGACAGACCTGCGCAACAACTTGCGGCGAGGCGCGGTGATTTCGCTCGATCGAAGCAACGAAGACATAGACGAAGAGTTGGCGATGGAGCCACCCGTAGGCGGAAGCGATGAGCAGTGAAGGCTTTCTGACTGACGCCGCGACCCGGCATCAGGTGTATGTCCAGCGCTACGCAGGCGGCAGCATGAAGAAGCTGGCCAAGTTCATTGAGCAGGCCATCAAGACCGCAAAGGGAAGGGTCGCTGAGGGTTTAACCCAGTACGGTACGCAACGCTATGAGCAGCAGATAGCAACGCTGCAGCGTGATCTTTACTTCGTCTACAGCGAGATGTCGGTTCAAGCCCAGCTTGATCTGTCGGACCTCGCTACTTACGAGGTGGCATTCAACACGGCTCTGCTGGGGAAGGTTGTCAAGGCATCCATCCAGTACAGCAAGCCGTCGGCCGAGATGATCTCCGCAGCCGCGATGGCTGATCCAATGTACTTGGAGGTGGGTAAGGGGCGGCAGAAGATCAGCATTGCCGGTGCCCTCGATGAGTACACCACCAAAAGATCGGCCGAAATCATCAGCCAAGTCAGGATTGGTTCTGCTTTGGGAGAAACAAGCCAGCAGATTGCACGCCGACTGAGCCCGCTGGGCGTCAAGCAGCGCGATCAGGCCATGGCCTTGGTCAATACCATGACCAACCACATAGCCAGCACAGCGCGCGTGGAAACGTTCAAGGCGAACGACGACATCCTTGAAGGCATGAAGCGCATTGCGACTCTAGATGGGCGCACGACGATTTTCTGCATGAGCGTCGATCAGACGGTTATTCCGCTCGACGGCCCACGGCCTCCGTATCACTGGCGGTGCCGCACAAGCCTCATACCTGTGCTTAAGGCGAAATATGCCCGCGAGATACCTGGATCAGTTCGGCCCTCGGTAGGTTCTAACGGCGCTGTTCAGGTCAGTAGCAAAACGAGCTATCCCGAATGGCTAGCCAAGCAGCCAGTAGCATTTCAGCGCGACGTGCTGGGGGCGAGCCGCTATGACCTTTTCAGCAAAGGGGAGCTGAAAATTGAAAGATTCATTGATGACAACGGCAGGACACTGAATCTAGATCAGTTACGGCAACGCGAGTCTCTAGCGTTTGAGCGAGCAGGGCTGTAATGTCCCACTTCTTCCAAAGGAGCTGGGCGATGTTCAAATTACTCTTCAAAGCTAACGATGATAATGGTGATATTCACCACCTCAACGCTTTTTACAATAGCCACGAGGACAAAAACGATGGGCTGCCTCCTCTTTATGTCAAAGATATGTCTGGTGACGATGTTACGCAGGGGATTTCCCCGTCTGGACATCCTTTGAGAGGCATCTTTATTCTGAAAGATGGACGCAAGTTAGAGACGGACGACAAATACGCACCCTGGTAAAGAAAGACTACATAGAACCCGCTTCGGCGGGTTTTTTTATGCCCGCGAGGCGGGTAATCAATCCCAAGGGGACACCCATGTTCAAGCTGAAACAACTTTTTCTTAATGCGACCGGTGAAGGCGGCGAGGGCGGCGGTGCCGTGACCATTACCCCTGAGATTCAGGCCGTCATCGACCAACAAGTCGCTGGTTTGAAGACCAAGAACGCCGAGCTACTCGGCTCACTGCGCAGCACCAAGACTGAACTGGATGGTTTCAAGAGCCAGTTCGAGGGCTTGGACATCGACGCAGTGAAGGGGCTGCTGAATAAGGTTGGCCAGGACGAAGAAACCCGCCTGCTGGCCGAAGGCAAGCTTGACGAGGTAATCACCAAGCGCACCGAGCGCCTGCGTACCGATTACGACAAGCAACTGGCCGCAGAGAAGACCCGCGCTGACAAAGCTGAAGCCTTCGCTGCCAAGTACAGCGACAAAGTGCTGGCTGATTCCATCCGCGCAGCCGCCATCAAGGCTGGCGCACTCCCCGAGGCTGCTGAGGACATCATCCTGCGCGCCCGGGGCACTTTCAAACTCAGTGAAGACGGTGAGGCCATTGCCACCGACCGAGACGGCGAAGTCGTTTACGGGAAGGACGGTAAGACCCCGCTTTCACCGCTCGAATGGGCGGAGTCGCTGCGTGAAACAGCAACACACCTCTGGCCAAGGGCTCAGGGTGCCGGGCAGACCGGCGACCACGGTGGCAAGGCCACGAAGAAGTTTTCCGACATGACCGAAACCGAGCGCACCGAACTTTACCGAACGGATCCGGCGAAATACCGCCAGCTGCGCGAAGCCACCAAGCAGGAGTAACACATTATGGCGACAACTCGCCTTTCCGACGCAGTAATCCCCGAGGTCTACGCCGACTACCAGGCGGAGAACACTCCAGAAAAAACGGCATTCTTCGAATCCGGCGTTGTGGTTCGCAACCAGATGCTGGACCAGAAGGCCAACACTGGCGGGCAAGAAATTCAGGTGCCTTTCTGGCGTGACCTCGACGCATCCGTCGAACCCAACGCATCGAACGATGACCCGGCCGACATGGCTGCGCCGAACAAACTGGGTTCCGGCATTCAGAAGGCTCGCATCAGCTACCTGAACCAAGGCTACTCGGCCGCCGACCTGGTGGTCGAGCTGTCCGGCTCCGATCCGATGCAGCGCATCCGTAATCGCTTCGGTACCTACTGGCAGCGCCAGTGGCAGCGTCGGGTGATCGCTTCCGCTGTTGGCGTGCTGGCAGACAACATCGCCAACGATGCTGGCGACATGGTGTACGACGGCTCGGCAACCAACTGGTCCCGTCAGGCCTTCACCGCCGCCGTGTTCACTCTCGGCGATGCATTCGGTCAGCTGTCGGCGATGGCGGTTCACTCCCTGGCCTACAAGCAGATGATCGATGCTGACGACATTGATTTCATCCCTGACAGCAAGGGCAACCTCACCATTCCGACGTTCATGGGCCAGCGTGTCATCGTCGATGACTCCATGCCTGCCGTCGCAGCAGGTGATCCTGCTTCGATCACCACCACGGCGGTCCTGTTTGGTGCTGGCGCTTTCGGTTATGGCCAAGGAACACCGCTGGTTCCTGAAGAGGTTGAGCGTCAGGCCCGCGCGGGTAACGGCGGCGGCGTTGAAACCTTATGGGAACGCAAGACTTGGATCTTGCACCCATTCGGCTACCAGTTCACTGGTGACGACATCACCAATCGCGCCAATGCAAACGGCCGTACCGGCGCCGCAACCGCTGAGGATGAGTTCTCGCCTCTGCTGGCTGATCTGCGCAAGGCAGCGAACTGGAATCGCGTCGTTGACCGAAAGAACGTGCCCATTGCGTTCCTGAAAATCAAAGGCTGATAGGTCTGCAGGGACTTCGGTCCCTGCTTCGCGGGAGATGATCATGAGTGACGACATCAAGCCGGGCGAGCAGCTGACGCTTGCCCAAATCAATAAACTGCGCAATCAAGTGCGAACCGCACCTGCAAGCCAGGGCGGCAACCAAGCTGGCGGGAGCGATGAGAGTTGGCGGCTTCGAACAGACGGCCCAACCGTCTCTGAGTACGTCGCTGCCGGCTATAAGGCCAGCAACTACCCGCCAAAGGGCTATGAATCTCGCAGTTCGGCTGAAGAGATCACTGAAGCACTGAAGCTGGAGCAGGAAGCGTCGGAAACCGACCCTCTGAAAATGAAGGTCCCGGAGCTGAAAGAGTGGCTCATCGCCAAGGGCATCGAGTTCGACGCAACGGCAAAGAAAGAAGACCTGCAGGCCCTGGTGCCGAAGGAATAAGGACGCACACATGACCGATTTCCTCACTGTTGCCGATGTTGATGCTCAGCTGGGTCCTGCCTGGGCGGGTGCAGGTGATCCGGTCCTTGCTGTGACGATGGCAAACGCCTGGCTCACGGCCAAGATTAAGCGAGTCGTTCCCGATCCGACGCCCGTCGAGATCAAAACGGCTGGCGCTCAGGTCGCTAAAGAGGCGGCCGCAGGCAATTTGTACAAGGCCACGCAGAAGGAAGTTCAGAGCAAGACCGTTTCTGCTCAGTCTGGCACTTCGGTCAGCAAGACCTACGTCGCCGGCAGTTCGGATATGTCTCAGGGAGAAAACTTCGCTCTCGCGCTGCTGGCGCCGTGGATCAAGCGGTCCGGCACCATCATGCTGAAAAGGATCTGATCATGGGCATGCGTGACGAGATTCAGGCTGAACTGGCTGAGGCGTTCGATGACCCGGACGGCTTGGCCGACGCGGTACGGCAGTTCATTGGCGGTATAACCCTGCCCGGCAGTTGGGACCCCGTCAGTGAAGCCAGTGGCCCACCGACCGTTATTGAGTACAGCGGGCGTGGCATTTTCGGAAGTTACAAAGCCAATCTCATCGACGGACAGAGCATCAAGGCGTCAGACCAGCAGTTGACCGCCCTCACAAACGAGGTGACTGGTGTTCCGCAGGTTGGCCACAAGATAAATGGGTATGACGTGCTTGCGGTAGGCACCGATCCGACATCCGCCGTCTATCAAATCCAGCTGAGGAAAATCTGATGGCCGGATGGAGTACCCCCCCGACTGCCTTCATCGCTCAGATTGAAGGCGATATGACGAAGCAGTTGCGCATTATCGCAATGGCGCTCCTGGGCGAGATCGTCAGCCGATCGCCTGTGGACACCGGCAGGTTCCGCGGGAACACAACGGTCACGATTGGCTCGCCCGTGTTCTCGAACAGCCAGACCCTGGACCCAACAGGATCAGCCACGATCAGCAAAGGTGCATCAGTGCTTGCTGGCCTTAAGCCTTTTTCAATCATCTACATCCAGAACAATCTGCCGTATGCGGAGAAACTGGAGAATGGCCACTCCAAGCAGGCACCTTCCGGCGTCTTTGGGCTCGCCTTTGCTGGCGTCGCGGCGGTGTATGCATCATGACCTATGAGCAGATCCGCCAGACCATCACGGCTCGCATGGTGGTCTTCACCGGTATCGAGCAGGCGCGCATCTTCTATCCCAACGCTCAGTACCCGGCGCAGAACCAAGACAGCTCTGGCGTGTTCAAGCCTCCAGCCGACGGCCTCTGGTGCCGCCTGAGCATCCAGCACGCCACCGCGTTCATGGCGGGCATGGCGGACCAGCCCTACACCCGCAAGCCCGGCATCATCGCCGTGCAGTGCTTTGCCCGGCTTCGCACCGGCATGCGCGGCCTGAACGAACTGGCCGACGCACTGGAGGCGCACTTTGCCTACTGGAATGAAGGCGACCTTGAGTGCATCGAGGCCAGCCAGGTCGACGCAGGCGAGTACGAAGGCTTCTATCAGATCAACGTGAATATCCGGTTCAGGGCTGGCTGAAAAGGCGTAAGTACGCGCGCAATCCCATCCATCTTAGGTGGGCATCATTTTCGTTAGGAGGACTTGTTGAAGCGGCGTGGGACGTTAACGGGTCGCTTTTACCTTCAGGCCACATGGCGAAATCATGAACAATTATTGCAGCCACAGGCGGTATCGACGTAATAGACCTTGGCTGACCGTAGTACTCAGGGACTGTATTGCTCAGCGGCGAAAGACGTAAGTAAAACTGATGTCGCCAGTGCGACTCATGGCTCTCACATTCTTCAAGCGTCAGAGGGTCCTTTATTCGAGCCTTGGCCCTTTTATATTCCTCAATTAGACGAGCTGCAGTAAGCCAGGCAATTCTATCTGCTGGTGGCTGCCTTCCTGGATCTACTCCATTGCATAGGGAGCCGAATGCACGCTCGATACTTGTTTTTGCGTGATTCAAAAGATGGGCGTTTTTTCTCTCCTTGGAAGACTTCCATATTGCCCATCCAGCAAAGCCGGCCGATAGGCCTCCAAAAATCGCAGCGCCCGCTTGCGCCGTATCAACGACCAGCTTCCATGTTTCCTGATCCATAACGTCATCACTCAATTTTTAGGTTTGTGGATGCTAATCCACTGAGCAGAAGTCAATCCACATTTTCCCGCATTCCGCGGGTCTTGCCCCCATAGGAGACAACCATGTCGTCCGGCGCAAAAGTCGTTTCGCACATTATCAAGGAGGTGACGCCCGGCGTTACCCCCAACGGCACCTAGGACACGCTGCGCCTGACCGGTAACGCGCTGACCCCGACACCCAATACCGAAGTAAGCGACGAGATCACCGACACCCGGCTGAGCCAAGGCTCGGTGCTGACCAGCATCGATATCGGCGGCGATCTGTCGGCCGAATTCTCGTTTGGTTCGTTCGATCAGCTTTTGGAAGCCGCTTTCTATGGCGTCTGGACGAACGACGTGCTGCGTGTGGGCGATACTCGCAACACCTTCAGCATCGCCAAGGGTTTTACCGATATCGGCGTCTACGGCGTGTTCAGGGGCGCTCACGTGTCCACCTTCGCGCTGGAGATCCCGTCGGAAGGTAAGGTGACGGCCACGTTCAATATGGCGTGCCTGGATTACGTCGACTCCGAGGCATCGATTGTTGTCACCCCGAACGCGCCGACCACCACCCCGTTCCTGTCGAACAACAGCGTCGGCACAATTCTGGTGAATGGCGAATCGCTGGAAGGCGCGGCCTGCGTTTCGGCCATGACTATCAACCTGGACAATAGCCTGCAGACTCAGCGCTGCCTGGGTTCGGATCGACTCGGCCCAGGTGCCCACATCGCGACCGAAGCGGCCATCACCGGCACCATCACGCTGGCATGGTCTAAGCGCGCCTGGCAGATCTGGAAGAACTCCTTTACCCGCTTGCCGATCGCGGTCGAGTTCCCCATCACTGACTCGCTGGGCAACAAGTACACGTTCAAATTCCCGGCCGTGGAAGTGGACGGCGAACTGCCTAACGGCGGTAAGCGTGACCTGATCGAGGTCGAACTGAACTACACCGTGGCCAAGCAGAGCCCGACCATCACTCGCGACGCTGCTGACCCAGCACCGTAAACCCTTTTGACCGCTCCGGTGATAACGCCTGCCGGAGCGGTCCTTTCATGGCGTGGCGTTGAGGTTGCATCATGGCTCTCAAGCTGAAGAACAAAGAAGTGGTCGATACTGCTGCGAAGTGGTTCGATTTCGACAAAGACACCAAAGTCCAGTTGGTTTCGCTGGACAACACCGAATACCAGATTGCCATGGAGCGCATGCGCCGCCGTGTCGCTCGCAACGACGCCCAGTTCCAGGAAGGTGACATCGGCATCATCCAGGGCGAAAAGACTGAGTACGTCAATCACTGCCTGTCCATTGCGTCGTTCCTGCTGAAAGATTGGACCGGCGCGGTAGATGGTGATGGCAACGAGATCAAGTACACGGCCCAGGTGGGTGCTCAGATGCTTGAGGATAACGTCGACCTGTTCGTGTTCGTGCTTGAGCACAGCGGTGAGCTGGCCGCCTCCAAAAAGGTGGAGCAGGTTGAAACGTTGGAAAAGCCGTCGCCCGCTTCCAGTGGGAAAGCGAGTGGGCAGGGCCGGAAGCAGAAAAGCGCAAGTTGATCTTTCAGCGGTTCGGCATGGCGGTTCCTGGTGAGCCGCCCCAAGACCCGATCACTGCATACCTGCTGAATACGTTCAGAGGAGTATGCCGGGGGCGGCGTTACATCCCAGGCATGGGCGGCGTATTCCCAATGCCGCTTTCCGCGCGTGAGATATCGGATTGGCTGGATGCTAGGCCGTCACCGATACCCAGGGAGGAAGTCGACGACGTGATATTCGAGCTTGATCGGTTGTTCATGGATCAAGACGGCGACGATGAAGAAACCACATGATGCGGAATGGCCGCAGGAGAAGTGATGAGCGATTTCAAATCAGAATTGCTTGCGTGTCTCGACGAGCTGGCGGTCGCCCTTGCGGGACACGACCATCAGTGGACTCCAGATCAACGCGAAGCGTATGAGAGCTGTGTTACACAACTCACTTCCGATTGTAAGGAGACTGATTCGTCGGCTTCAGGCTGATCCCGAGCTCGGCCGCCTTACTGTATATAGCCTGCTCAGAGCGACCTAGCTTCAATCCGATTATGCGCGTTGGGGTGTTCCCAGTTGCGAGCGTGCGCAACTGAGACATCTCAGCGGCTGTCCATGCGGAGCCGCTTTTAGGTGGTTGCTTTGCCATTTCCAAATTCCTTTGGGTTGAATTGGCGATACGCTACTACGCTAAACCCGGAGCCGGTTACTGGACTTTCATCCAGCCACAGAACTGGCGCAGTCAGAATCATCGTGGAGAGCTTATGAAAAGAGATTGGGACCTGATCAGGCTGATCCTGATTGCTGTTGAGGAGACTGACGACGCTAGTCAGGCGGTATCCGACAAGGACATTCCAGGTCACGATCCAGCTTTAGTCGCATATCAGATGAGGCTGCTGAAAGAGGCCGGCCTGGTTGATGCGCACTGCGTGGCATTCACAAGCGAGCCTGGCGAATGTTTCGTTTTTTCCCTGACATGGGAAGGGCATGAGTTCCTCGACCAGATCAGGTCGAAAACCCTCTGGAACAAGACTGTAGGCGTCATCCAGGAGAAAGGGTTGGACCTGTCCTTCAGCACGATCAAAGCCGCCGCCGCAGCGGTTGCAAAAAGCCTTATCAGCTTTTAGCTTGGCGCAGTCCGTGCTGGGCTTTTTGCACATGGCTGGCATGGAGAAGCCCGCTGTATGGAGGCCTTGTTGCGCTTATGGACAGCAGCTAGTCGAATACCCCTTTTTGAGCGAGCGCGAGCAAAATTGGCGTAGCTATGTTTGGATTGGCAGCTAGTACCTTCATAAATTCAGAGTCGTCAAACTTCTCGCCGCGACTATGTCTTGCGAACAACTCAATCAGGTCAGGCGAACCGAGGAAAGCCTGTATGGCACGCACCTCGGGCGGGATATCTGAAGACTTTTTGTAGTCCGGGAATTCGTAATTGTTGATTTTTGCGGTATATAGAAACTGGCTGTCTGGATGCTCAGGGTCGGTGTCAATCTGATCGAACGCCTTGGAAAGTGATGCGGCGAGATTTTTCAGTCCTGATGCCGTGTTGTCATATCCAATATAGCGATGATGGGAAATGTCAAATGGCATATTAGAGGCTTTATTGTCTTTTACGATGATGGTTCTCGGCCTGCTAGCGTGGCTAAGCCCTAGCTCATAGAAGACGTTTGGGTTTGGATAGGTCACATCAGCCAACACATAGTCAGATCGCATGATTCGACTCACGATATCCGTAGATATCATTCCTAAGGCTGGCACACCATCTGCGCGCACAATATCGAGATCTGGCCTAGCTTTGAGCAGCGCCTCTTTAATGAGGTCGTCATATTTACTTTTCAGTTCCGAATAGCTGATTTTTTCTCCGTTAAACTCTTGATCCCCAATCGCCATAATCACGAAGCACGTCTTCTTTGCCATACCTTTTCCTTAAGTCATTGGCCCCATCTGCGGGCTTGCAAGCAACGGACCGAGGCTATTCGTTGAGGCGTAACGCTACTATGCCGATGGCGAGCCGCGTTACTGGTCATTCAGCCACGCTGGATGGGTGGACAGTCGAGCAGCCTAGCCTAGTACTGGTGAACAAGAGGATTAACGGTCGTTCGCCGTTGCGCTCGATGATGGTAGATTGATGCCATCAACAGGGAGTGAGTTGCGTGAAAAAAATATTAGCGTTATGCGTTGTAGGTGCGATTTTGGCTGGCTGCGAGACAACGAGGGTTTCGCCGGATCAGGCTAAGCCAGTACCTTCTGAAAACATTTATGCGTTTGCAAGGCCGACAAGCCCTGATGACGCCAGGATAGTATTCACGCAGGATTCCAGTTTTACGAGCTGTTTGGGTGCTGGTATGCAGGTATTTATTAACGAGCGCTTGGCTGCTGAAACCGGCAGCGGACAATCAGTAAAGCTTTACTCTAAGCCCGGACTTACGCAGCTGAGCATTAAAAACAACTTCGCGTGTGCGGGCGGCGAGCTGCGCGGACTGCTTTTGGATTTGAAGCCGGGGTATTCTTACCAGGTCCGTGGCTACCGCGGCATGTGGGACAAGGCCGAACCAATGCTCACATCCCCTGAACCTTACAAGTTCGCCAAATGATTCTCAAAGAGGCTGCGTGATGCAACTCGCAATTCTTCTCGTCCTGATTCTGATCGCCGTCATCCTTGCGCCTTGGCTTTTCGGCGTTATCGTCGCGGCCATCGCCCTCTACGGTGTATGGATAGCTGTGGTTGCGGCGCTGGTCGCGGCAGCCCTGATCGGCAGCGCCATCTACGCGTCACTCAATAACTTCAGGTCAAAATCAAGGCTTCAAGCTCAGATCGCTGAAGGCAATCGAATCATCGCTGAGAAGGAAAGGGCCAGATAGGCCTGATCATCAGAAAAAACACATAACCCGCTTCGGCGGGTTTTTTATTGCCTCAAGCCCGCCAAATGCGGGTTTTTTTCTTCTGGAGAAACCCATGGCATTGACATCGCGTCTCGCCCTTGAAGTGGATGGCCGTGGTGCTGAGGCTCAGATCAACTCTGTCCGTCGCGCGCTGGAGGCACTGAACGAAGCTGGATTGAGGACCGGACCAGTGGTCACGGGTGCTGGTAATGCAGTCAACACAGTAGGGCAGAACTCGCGAGGCGCAACCAGTCAGGTCCAAAGCCTGGAGCGCCAGGTTAAATCGCTCGCATCTGCCGCTGCCGGGTTGGCTGGCCCTTTGGCTGCAGCCTTCAGTGTCAAAGCTTTTTACGACGCAGCAGAGGCATATAGCACACTGACCAACCGCATGAAGCTGGTCACCTCTGGAGCTGATGAGCTGGCTACGGCGCAACAGGCGGTATTCGCAATTGCTCAAAGCTCACGTCAGCCACTGACGGCTACAGCTGAGCTGTATCAGCGCATAGCAACGAATCAGAGCGAACTGAAGCTGACAGGCGAGGGAGTCGCGGGAGTCGTTGGGACGATCAGTAAAACGCTGTCTATCTCTGGCGCCTCAGCCGCCTCAGCCAGTGCGGCGCTGGTTCAACTCGGCCAGGCTTTTGCCTCTGGCACTTTACGCGGCGAAGAACTGAACAGCGTTATGGAGCAGGCTCCCGCATTGGCGCAGGCAATCGCTGCTGGCATGGGAAAGACTGTGGGCGAGCTGCGCACGCTCGGCGCTGCAGGTCTTCTGACGGCTGACTCCGTCGTCAAATCATTGCAGGCTCAGCGCCAAGCAGTGGACGAACTATTCAGCAAGACCGCCGTAACGATCGGCAACAGCCTGACGACAGCCGGGAACTCTTTCACGCAACTGGTAGGAAAGCTTGACCAAGCAAGCGGAGCCAGCGCTTCGATATCGGCAAACATTTTGGCGCTCTCACAATCAATGGACGCGCTTTCCGCGACATCTGGCTCTTTGAACACCACCATCAGCGCTGTTGGCGCTGCGATGTCTGGTATCGGTGCCGCTGGTGCCGTGTTGCTGGCAAATAAGCTGGGAACAGTGCTGTACGCTTACACATCCACAAGGGCGGCAGCTATCACTCAGGCTACGGCCACGCTCAACTCCGCGAACGCGGATGTCATCAAGGCCAGGACGGCAGCCGCCGCCGCTCAGGCCGACTTGGCTCTTTACCGCGGAACAATATTGCAGACAGTAGCAGCGGGCCGGTACGCCGAGGCAAGGCTGATTCAGGCTGCAGCTGATGAGCGTGCGCGGGTTGCAACGTTGGGGTTGGCCACTGCTCAGCGCGGTCTTTTGGGATTGCTTGGCGGTCCAGCAGGCATTGCCCTGGCTGTTGGTACGGTTGCGGCAAGCATGTTTCTCATGCGCGACAACACTGACGAAGCCAGCAAGGCCTTGGATCAGCAGGGGCTGTCAGTTAACGAGATCATCAAGAAGTACGACGCTCTAAACAGCGCCCAGCAGCGTGTCAAACGCTTGGAGTGGATAGACCAGCAAGCGACGTCTATCGCATCCGCCGATGAGGCCCTGAAGTCCTACGTCGACAGGGTGAAAAATGGCGCCCTGTCTGGATATATGGGCTCAATTGGTATCGGCCCTCTTACTGGGGAGTTTCAAACTCTCATCAAGGAAGTGAGGGACGGGAAGCGCGATCTTGATAGCGTGAACCAGTGGCTCAAGCAGTCCATTGACCTGAGCAGCACAGCAGAAAAAGCGCTGGCCAAAACCACCGCCGAATACCAGAAGAACGTTGACCGCAACAAAGAGCTGGCATCTGTCCTTGGGCAAGTGAACGGCGAGCAGATGAAGACCGCACAAAGCGCATCTGCGCTGGCAGCGGCGCAGGCTGCTTCTGGAGCTCAGACAAAGGCCCAGCTCGGCGAGTGGCAGAAGTACATCGCCAAGCTGACCGAGGCGCGCGATCTGGTAGGAGCCAACGAAAAGGCCGAGGCTGCCTACCGGGCCGGGAAAATGGGGCTGACCAAGGAGCAGGCTGCCCAAGCCAGCATCGTTGCCGAGCAGACCGACCTGCTGAAGAAGTATGAGGACGCGGTGAAAACTGCGGACAAGGCTCAGCAGTCGGCGCTTCGGAATCAGTTGATCGCTCTGTACACCCAGCAGCAGGCTGCCGAGGACGCAACCGCAGCGGTCAAGAAAAGCCATGAAGACGCTGCGAAGGCGGCCGAGGAAAGCGCCAATAAGCAGATCGAGGAGATGCAGCGGGTCATCAACGCAGCATTGAGGTTGCAGGGCGGCCCGCAAATCGATCTTGGCATGCAGAAGAAACGCACCGGTTACGACTTGCTGACCAATGGTGCTTCACCGCTTGTGCCTACCCGGCTGACCCCGGCACAGCTCGCTGACAGACAGTTGCAACAGGTCACAGAGGGCACCAAGCCAAACAAAAACGCCGGCAAGGAGAAGGCATATCAGGAAGATGCCGGCACCAAGATGCTCGACGACGCGCGCCAGCGTTACGCGGTCCTGCAGCAGCAGAGCAAGGAACTTATCAACCAGGACGGGACGATCAAGTCCATCGGTGCCGAGCAAAAGAAACTGGTCGAACTGGAAGCAGAGATCGCCCAGCTCAAGGAAAAGAAGACGCTCACTACCGCGCAAAAGCAGGTTTTGGCCATGGCCGAACTGAACATTGCGCAGCAGAAGCAAAACGCCGCACTGGAAAAGGAGACTGAACTTCGCAAGACCGCTTACGAGGAAACGCAGAAGCTTGCGGCCTTCCAGGCGAATCTGAGCAGCCAGCTCGTCAAGGATCAGACCGGTCTCAGCAATAATTTGGCCGGTTTGGGTATGGGCGATCAGGCCAAAGCACGGTTGCAGGAGCAGTTCAGCATCCAGGAGCAGTACCAGTCCCAGCTGGACAATTTGTTGCAGCAGCGCAACGAAGGGAAGATCACCCAGGATCTATACAGCAAGGAAACGAATGCGCTGAATGCCGCACTGCAAAGCCGGCTGTCTATGCAGCAGAAGTATTACTCGGACGTCGACAAAGCCCAGTCCGATTGGACGCTGGGCGCCAGTTCGGCGCTTGAGAGCTACTTCGAGCAGTCGCGCGACGTGGCCGGGCAGACCAAGCAGCTGTTCACCAACGGTTTCAGCAACATGGAGGATGCTGTCCTCAACTTCGTAAAAACCGGGAAGGCCTCATTCAAGGATTTTGCTGACGGGGTGGTTTCTGACTTGATCAGGATTCAGCTCAGGCAGGCCGCAGCAGGTTTTCTGAGCACAGCGTTCAGCTTCCTGAGTGGCGGTAGTGCGGCGCTTGGCCAGGGCACCATGACGGGTTCAAGCCAGACGATCTCGCAGACTGGATTCTCTGGTGGCGGCTTTACTGGCATCGGTGGCAAGTACGACGAAAAAGGCGTAGTGCACGGCGGCGAGTTTGTCATCAAGAAAGAAGTGGTCAGTCAGCCTGGCAATCGTCAGTTCCTGGAGCGCATGAACTCCAACAAGAAGGGCTACGCCGACGGCGGTTATGTCGGCAAGGCTGCTACGACAGCAGCGTCCAGCAGCCCTCAGCAAACGGTATCACCGGGCGCCAGCGGCCCACCCATTCACCAGTCGTTCCAGTTCCAAGGCACTCCAGACGAATCGACCCTCAGCATGGTCAAGGAAGCGGCGTACCAGGGCGCGAAGGGTGGTTACGAGATGGTGATGCGCGACTTCAAACAAAACGGACCCATCCGCCAGCTTGCAGCCAGGCGCTAATCGATAAGGAGTAACGCATGGCTTTCACGTGGCCTGCTTCGCTGCGCCCGTCAGAAATGAGCTGGGGCATCGTCAACAATGGCCGGGCGTTCACGTCTTCGCTTTCGAACGCCCAGCAAATCGTTGGCTACCCCGGCGCGTACTGGCAGTGCACGCTTACCTTTGGCCTGCTCACGCGTGCTGAGGAGCGCGAGCTTTCGTCGTTTCTCGGCAAGCTGGACGGAATGTTCGGCACTTTTAACCTTCCGGATTTCACGCGGTACCGGAAGGACAGTATCGGCGCGCTCAGCGTAGTCAGCGGTTTCGCCCAGGCGCGCAGCATGATCATTGCTGGCGCGCCGGCTAACTCCCCGGTCTTCAGCGTTGGTGACTACATCACCATAGCGGGAGAGATGTTCGAAGTGACCGACCCGGCGTCGTCGAACGCTCAGGGCCAGGCCACGGTGCTGCTCAACAAGCGCATTCGCAAAACGCTTCCGGCAGGCGCAGCGGTTGAATACCTGAACCCCTACTCGGAAATGCGCATGACCTCAGACACATGGTCGATGACGCGCCGGCCAGTGGTCGCCAACGGCAGTTACTCATTCAGGGAGGCATTCTGATGCCCTCAGCTTTCCCTTTCAGCCAGAAGGTGGCGGATATCATCGCCACTGGCAAATTCATGCCGGTCTACGCCGTACAGCTCGATTTCGCTGACGGCATGGTTTTCGCCCACACGGGAACCGGTGAGCTGGTCGTCGACGGCATCACTTATGAAGGTGTGGGCAATTTTGGCCAGGTCAGCCAGTCGCAGGAAAGCGACAACTCAGGCTCGCCCATGTCGGTCGACCTGACGTTGAGCGGGCTGGACTCCTACATCCTGTCCGAAACCAACTTGCGCGGTTGCCGGGGCCGAATGGCCAAGATCATCTTCGTGGTGTTCGACGAGGCTGGCAACTACGCCGCCGACATCCTGTTTTCCGGGCGCATGGACGCCCCCAAGTTCTCGTTCGCGGGCAATGGCCAGGACGGCAACACCATCACCGTGCCGGTCATTGACCGCATGGCCGAATGGAGCCGAACCGGCACCGAGCGCTGGACGGACGAAAACCACCGCGCCCGGCACCAAGGCGACCGATTCTTCTACGCAATCGCGCAAATGTCCGAATGGCCCATCTACTGGGGGGCTGCCAAGGATGCGCCGACCTTCACCTACGGAAATTAGCTATGCGCCATCGAGACTGGACCACGCGTCTGCACGAAGTAATCAAGGCTGCCCAAGGGCGGCCTTTTTTGTGGGGTGAATTTGACTGTTGCCTATTTGCCGCCGACTGCTCGAGCGCCGTGTGCGGTGTCGATCCTGCAGAGCAATACCGAGGCACCTACAAGACCGAGGCGGGCGCCAAGCGTGCGCTGAAGAAGCGTCACGGCAGCCTGGAAGCTGCATGGGATGCCTGCTTTGCAAGGGTTGCCGTCCCGTTCATCCAGCGCGGCGATGTCGTGATGTACGAAGCGCCGGCAGGACGCAGCATGGCCGTGTTCTGGGCAGGTGATTACTGGGCAACGACCGATGACGGCGTTGCTCGAGTTGTGTGTGAGCCGTTGTCAGCCTGGAGGGTTGAATAATGCCCAGTGGCGTTAAAAAAATTGCCCAGGTCGCCGTTGGCGCTGTGATTGGTTTCGTGCAAGGTGGCCCGGTGGGTGCTGCTATCGGCGCTGGCCTTGCCTTCTACGCGGCATCACAGCAGGAGAAGCTCAACACCAAATCACCGTTGCGCGATAACGAGCCGTCCGCTCAAACGGTGAGGTCGTCCAAAGCGCCGATCCGATTCATCCTCGGTCGTGTATCCACCGGTGGCGTGCTGGTCTGGGCGCAGGAGCAGTCCGGCACGCTCACAGAGGGCGAGCAAATCCACCTTGTGTACGTGCTGTGTGAAGGGGCTATCGATGGGTTAGAGAACATCTACCTGGGCGAGGAAGAGATCGGCTCGTTCGGTGAGTTCGCCAGCTATGAGCTGATCGTCAACCCGACAGAAGTGAACGCATTCCTCAAGGCAAACTGCCAGGACTGGAAAGACAGCCAGATCGGGCGCGGCCTGTCGTACGTGCGCATCACCCTAAAGTACAGCGCCGAGAAGTTCCCGTCCGGCATCCCTGACACCCGCTTTGTGCTCCGTGGCCGGAATGACATTTACGACCCGCGCACCGGCAACAACATCTACACCGCCAACACCGCGCTGCACATCCTCTGGTACCTACGCACCCGCTGCAACGTTCCGGATGACGAAATCATTTTCGAGACATTCGCCAGCGCCGCAAACGTCTGCGATGAAGCGCTGACCAATGCCGATGGCTCCGTCAGCCAGCGCTATCGTACCTCCTGCGTGATTGGTGCAGACGAACCGCGCCCGGGCGTTCTGCAGAAGATGGAAGCGTCATGTGCCGGTAAGTTGATACGCGTCGGCGGCCGCTGGATGCTTCAGGCTGGTGCCTATTACGGCCCCTATGACTTCGAGATCACCGAAGACATGATCATTGGCACCGTGTCCGGCAGCACCGAATCGACCAACGATTCCGCCATCAACACGGTGCGCGGCACGTTCATCGACCCAGAGCAGTCCTGGACCGAGACGGATTACCCAGAGGTCAGCGTTTCCGAATGGATTCTTGAGGACGGCGGCGAGGCTGCCGAAACGATGACGTTCCCGTATGTGGACGACGCGTACCAGCCTCAGCGCTTGGCAAACATCGCGTTACGCCAACGCCGGGCAGGCGGGGCGATCAGCCTGCCGATGAACTTTTCAGGCTACAACTGCCGGCCCGGCCGCGTAGTCCTCGTCAACCTGCCATCACTGAACATCTTTAGCGAGTTCATCGTCTCTGACTGGTCGATGGGCGACAACGAAGGCTGCACAGTTCAGGTCAAGCAATACGAGGCTGCAATCTTTGATGACGCCGTGGGCCAGCCTTACAACCCGCTGGGCTTCATCAACATGCCAAGCGGCGGGCTTGGGTCGCCCACCGGGCTTGCGTGGTCGGCTGGCGATGTTGCTGAGGTGGTGCAGGGCGTGCTGTCGTGGGTCCCACCGCAGGGCATCGTCACCTCGTATGTGGTCACGGTTCGCCAGGGCGGAAATGCCGTGCAGTCCCGCGCTGTGCCCGCCACTGCCAACACGCTGGCTATCAACGGGCTGCCGTCGGGTGCGTACACCATGGGTGTGGCCGCGCTGGGGCCAATGGCCCGGTCTGGCGAGGCAACGATATCGGTGAGCATTCAGGGGCCGCCAATACCGGAATCGTGCGTAGTGCAGTCCTCGCTCGACAGCATCGTGTTGATTCCTCAAAACCCGAATCACGCGCTGAACGGCGGCACCTACGAGTATTTTTTCAGCACCAATCCGAAGGCAACATCAGGCACGGCCGAGTATCTTGGGCAGGGCTTGTCGTTCACTCACAACGGCCTGGCGTTTTACACCAACTATTACTATTTCATCCGATCGTCCAATGCATACGGGAAGAGTGCTTTCCTCTATGTACCAGCTTCAACGTCGAACGACGTGTCGGCTTACCTGGCGGCTCTGGCCGGGAAGATCACCGAAACCGAACTCGGCCAGAAGGTACTGGAAAAAATCGAGTTGATCGACGGCAACGGTCCAGGCTCGGTAGACGACCGTTTGGCCGAAGCAAAAGCTGCACTGGCCGAGCAGATCTCGGACGTTGACGATGCGCTGGGCACTGTCAGGGCGGAACTGCAGCAGCAGATTGATAGCATCGCTGACCTCGCCGATTCCATGCCCTACAAACCGCGAGATACTTACTCGGCCGGGCAGGGCGTACTGGGCTCGGACGGGATAATTTACCAGGCCACGCAGAACGTACCGGTCAACACGCCGCCGCCGAACACCACCTACTGGCTGAACGTTGGCCAAGCGGTGGCCACGGCTGTGGGGTTGGCGTCTCGGGTGCAGACGGTAGAAACAAAGGTCACGTCCATTGAGGGCGTCACCAGCGCTCAAGCCAAGCAGATCACAGGGTTGCAATCGTCTCTGGACGGCAAGGCCTTGGCCAGCAGTGTGCAATCCCTCGGCAATCGTGTCACAGACGCCGAGGGGAAACTCTCAAGCCAAGGCTCGGCCATCACGGGAATCAATACCGAGCTGGCCGGTAAAGCCAGCAGCGCCACGGTGCAGGCGCTGGGCAACACAGTCACGCAGCAAGGCCAGGACATAAAGGCGCAAGGCCAGGCCATCACAAGCGTTACGGCGAGCCTCGGAAACTCGGGCGGGCAGAACCTGTTTTTCAATCCGGCGTTTACCAAGGAAAGTGCAGTCGCCGGCGTAGCGGAAGGTTGGCAAATCGATGTTGGTACGGGCGGCACGCATATCGCTTCCTTGGTGCCGTCATGGCTGGTAAGTACCGAGAAAGCCCAGCGTATCGATGTTTCCGACCTTAACCAGGCTGCGGGTTATCGCAGCATTAGAATCGTCAGCGCAAGTTATCGGCCAAAGGTCACTGCGGGTAATTCTGTGGTTGCTTCGTGCAACGTGCGAGCAACTGCAGGGCTGGTGTTCGCGGTCTTCATTCAAGGGGTTAATGCCGCTGGTACCGATGCAGTGACCGTGTCCGGTCCTAGGGTCGTGGCCACTGGCGGCACTCAGCGGCTCGTCTACGACTTCCCGAACCTGCCGGCCGGGACCGCCTCTGTGCAGGTCTACTTCCGGTTGTATGGTTCGGATACGGTCAGCGCAGGCTTTGCAGAGTACACGCGGGCGCAGCTTGAAATAGGCACCACAGTCAGCGGCTGGAAAGACAACAACGCAGTGTTGGGCATCGAGCAGTCTGCGACTTCGTCTGCAGTGGCGGCGCTCAGCTCCAGCGTTAGCCAGCAGGGCGCGACGATCATTGCGCAGGCATCCAGTGTGCAGGCGTTGCAGGCATCGTCTCGGGACGATAATGGGGATGGTGAGCTGACCGATGCTGTGAATGGCTACAACAGTGCAGCAGGCATCGTGCAGGAGGCAACAGTCCGAGCCTCGCAGAACGAAGCCACTGCCAGGACGGTCACGCAGCTGACGGCGTCGGTGGGGGCAAACACCGGCCAGATCACTGACTTGCGTGAGGTCGTCACCAGCAACCTCGCTTCTACGGCGACGGCCATCACGCAACTGACTACTGAGGTGAGCGACAACTCGGCAGCCATCCAGTCGGAGGCGACGGCCAGGTCGGACGCAGTTGGCGCGCTGTCCACGAAGCTGGATCAGTTACAGGCCACGGCCAATGGTGCGAGCGCAGCGGTTCAAACCGTCAGCTCAGCGCAGGCAACCACGGACGGCAAGCTGACAGCGCTGTATACCGTCAAACTGCAGGTCAATTCCAACGGCCAGTACGTTATGGCGGGAATCGGCGCGGGGATTGAGAACGTCGGCGGGATTCTGCAAAGCCAGATCCTTATGTCGGCTGATCGGTTTGCGCTGGTGAACACGTTGGCGGGAGGAGCGATATCGACACCGTTCGTTGCTCAGAACGGCCAGCTGTTCCTCGGCCCTACGTTCATCATGGACGGCACGATCACCAACGCCAAGATCGGCAGTTTCATCAGCTCGACTGACTATGTGGCCGGGCAGCGCGGGTGGATTCTGCGCAAGGACGGGACGCTTGAGATTAACGGATCAGGCGCTGGCGGCGGCCGACTGGTGGTCACCAATCGATCGGTCCGGGTCTACGACACCAATAACACTAAGCGCGTGCAGTTGGGAGATCTCAGTGAATGAGTAACGGAATGAGGGTGTGGGGCGCAGATGCTGCGCTCCAGTTGGATGAGAATTCATTCACGATCCGGGTTGTTCTGTCGACGCTTGTCACGTTCTCCGGCTCCACAAAGACCAGCCAAGACTTTGCTGTGCCTGGAGTGGGGCCGGGGAACGGCGTGGCAATAGTGATCCCGGCCGGCACCTATGACATTAATCAAAGGCAGCATGAAACAGAACTCGTTGACGGTGTCGCGAGGGTCTACAACCACACCAGAACTTATGGATCAAGCACGGTTTCCTCGGGAACCATGCGCCTAATCGTCATGAGGTTTTCATAATGGCGGAAGCATACGGACTGGAGTTTTCCAATAACAGCAATGTGGTGGTGCTTGACTCGCAATACGCGAGGCTGATGGTTATTGCCTCCGGGCGTTATCAGCCCACCGAGGAAAGCGGGCTTGGCTCGACCACTTACTTTCCTCGGCCTGTTACATCCCAAGAGCCGCCCTTGGTGTTCGTTAGGCCTGATACTGTGAATGCAGTTGCAGGTCTTTGCATGATGCGTCTTGTGGGGTCGGCTGGTAACTGGACAGGGTTCTACGTCCGAGCATATGACGTGAATACCGCGCAACCCAATGGGCGATATTTTGTCGCGCAGTTTTCGGCGCAGCCGGTGGCGGATTACGGCATGCGTCTATGGGATGGCGCGACAAATCTGCTATTTGATTCTGGAACGCCGAGCGCAAACTTTACCCGCGCGTTTCAAAACTGGAGTTATGAGCGGTACGATTATTCGTCGCAAAACTTTGTTCGCTGCTATTACTCGGTGCCTTTTAATTTTCCCGAGAGCGAATATCTACTTATTAACTCGTTCGGAATGGGGCTGAACTCGGGTAGTGGGATATCAAGAGGGCTGTATTGCTGGTGGGACTTTCCGAATAATAAGCTTTATGCAATCACCACTGCGCCAGCTAATCCGACAGCATTTTTTCTGCCAGCAGTCTTTGCAAAGATGAACGTCTGACCCATCAATTGATTGAGTAAACATCATGCCTTGGTACAAGTCGGGGACGGTTTCCGTCACCCAAAATTCGAACGCGGTCATTGGCAGCAATACCGCATTCATTGCAAACAGCCGGGTAGGTGATGGCTTTCGCGGGCCTGATGGTGGCTGGTATGAGGTGACCAACATCGCCAGCAATACCGCGATGTCGATTGCGCCGAACTATCAGGGCTCCACCAACAACGCGGGCGGGTACGCGCTTGCTCCGATGCAGGGCTACGTAAAGGATTCTGCTGATGCGCTCCGGGCGCTGGTCAACCAGTTCGGATCTACGCTTGCGGTGCTGGGCACTTCTGGTACGCGCGAGGGCGTACGCGCAGCACTTGCGGCCGCCGCCAGCGGGAATAACGGCGACATCGTTTCCTTGTCTGGCCTTACAACAGCTTTGACAATCGAGCAGGGCGGCACCGGTAGGAAGACGGCAGGCGAAGCAATCCAGGCTCTTGGTGGTATCCGCCTCGGGGTAGGCAACTCATCCATAGGCACAAGTCTTTTTTCTGGGGCGCCGCCAGGTATAGCTGCGATCAGTTCTTCTAACAACGACGGCAATACAGCTCTGCGGATTGGCAATGGCAACAACAATAACGCATCTGCGGTCATGACCTTTATTCGGGATGGATCATTTGGACTTCACTTAGGTATTGATACCGATAATAAATTCAAGATTGGCGGGTTTTCGATGGGCGCTGTAGCGCGAACGATTTACCACGAAGGCAACGCGGTCGGAACTGTTTCACAGTCAGGAGGCTTGCCCACAGGCGCTATAATAGAAACGGGTAATTTGAACGGCGGCACGTTCACAAAGTATTTGGACGGCACAATGATTTGCCGAGGGATATCGCCAACCCCAATGGCGGCTAGCCAGGGCGGTGGACCGATCTTCTACTCAGGCGGTGTTTCTTTCGTATTTCCTGCACCATTTGCTGCTGTTCCGGCAGTGACGATGCAGGCCATCACCTCTAATGGTTACTTTTGTTGGGGGGCATCCGATGGTAGTGCCACTGCTACGGGCATCATCGGTCGAGTTGTTTCCCCATCGAGTACCGCTTCTTCGTACCTTTGTTATATAGCCGTTGGCAGGTGGTTCTAATGATTATCAAAATAGCTCCCCAGCGACGGGATGATGAATTTGTTGTAGAAAAAAATGGCATGGCATTGAAGATTAATGGAGATACGTTCGACTTTTCGCCAATGCAAGAAGGGGGTACGTTGCCGAGGTCTGCCATTGCATGTGAATGGATATGGGATGACGTTAATGTTGATGGCGGGCAACTTGTCGTATGCCTGATTTTACCTGTTCCCGCAAATTACAGCCCTGAGCAAGCCTACCCCGCGGACCTGACTGATGTGCCTGACGGTATTGTCCAGTTTCCGAAAGCGCTCCCTCTGATCGAAACGGCTTAAAGGACCTGAACATATGTCCAATATTGACTGGGCCCAATTAATTACCAAAGAAATGAAAGAGGCAGCTTCCGAAGCTCGATCCCTAGCCAAGGCGAAGAGTGATTTGCTCGAGCGGAGCAGTGCGGCCGCTCAACAGATCGCCCGCATTCAGGACCGCATTGAAACGCTGGGCTATGGAATCGAGGCCGGAGAGGCGACCAAGCAGGAAGAGGAAGAGGCTACGGCGCTTGCCCCTGTTCTCAGGACGTGGAAGGCCTACAAGTTCGCGCTGGGCAAGGTTACCGCCCAAGCTACATGGCATCAGGCGCCTGTCTGGCCCGATGCTCCTGCTATTCCGACGATAGCCGCCGCACCCATGAACGATCTTCAAGAGCAGCTTTGACGTGTCAGCCAATGATCAATTGAACAGCCGGTATTTTGTGGTTGCTCCATAGCATCCAGGCTGATTTGGCGGGGTCGCGTTGCAGGATATGTTGCGAGGGTTCTCTGTACCACCGAATTTGCCGGGGCTGTAGTTTGCACACCCAGAAATCAGCGCAATCATCAGCAACATCACGCACTTCATATTCATAAAGCCTCCTTGTTTAATTGATGCCTAACTGACGGTTTCAGTTATAGGGAGGACACATAATGTTTTTCCTCGGTAGCCCCGAGTTTTTTGTTTGGAGAAAACCGAATGTCCATCACATCGCAGCAGTTGCTGCAGATCCTCCCGAACGCCGGCCAGAGAGCCGGCGTTTTTGCACCTGTCCTGAACACGGCTATGAGCAAGTACCAGATCGTGACACCGCTGCGCATCGCGGCATTCATTGCCCAGGTCGGCCATGAGTCCGGTCAGCTGCGTTACGTGCGCGAGATATGGGGGCCGACTACGCAGCAGCTGAGGTACGAGGGCCGCAAGGACCTTGGCAACACCGTTGCGGGTGACGGCTCGAAATACCGCGGCCGTGGCCTGATCCAGGTGACGGGCAGGGCCAATTATGAAGAGTGCGGCGAAGCGCTGGGCCTGGACCTGATCGACCACCCCGAATTGCTCGAGCTACCGCAGCACGCCGCGATGTCGGCGGCGTGGTTCTGGCACCGGGCCGCGCTCAATACGCTGGCTGATATGGGTGACCTCCTGACCATCACCAAGCGGATCAACGGCGGTACGAACGGGCTTGCTGATCGGCAGGCGCTGTACGCCCGAGCGCTTGAGGTGTTGGCGTGAAGGCCCTGCCGTGGAAGGCTTTGGGCTTGCTGCTGATCCTGCTGGCGCTGGCGGGTGCGTTGTACGGGGCATACCGGCACGGCGAGACCGTCACCGATCTGGCCTGGAAGACGAAGTGGGCCGAGCAGATCAGCGCCCAATCCAATGCGGTGGCCACCACGACCTCCGAGTACCGAACCGAAGAGCAACGCCGCCAGAAATCGGCCAACCAGGTGGCAAACGATGCAAGACAAGAACAGACCGCTGCGCTTACTGATGCTGCTGTCGCTGACGCTGCTGGCGACCGGCTGCGCGTCGAAGCAGGAAAGCTGGCAGCCACCGCCAGTTGCACCCCCGGTGATACCGGCGCTGCCGAACGAGGCAAGGCAGCCAACCGCGCCGCCATGGTGCTCTCCGACCTGCTCGGCCGGGCTGACGCGCGAGCGGGAGAGCTGGCAAAGGCTTATGACGAATCCCGAATAGCCGGCCTCGCGTGTAACCGCTTTGTTGATGCGCTCCCAAAGCCCCTGATTACCTCCGAGTAACGGAACAATAAAATGGCAAATACCCAGCTGATTCAAAAATACATGGGCCAGACGATGCTGATCGTCAAGGCGAACGGCGGCAGCGTGACCGTCGAAAAGCAGGCCGGCGGTAGCTGGGTGGTGACTGACACATTCACCAAAGATGGCGGCTACCTGCTGCAGCTCGGCAATTCTTCGACGCGCATTACACCCAATGGTGGCGCTGTCTTCGAGGTGACTCGATGAGCCTTCTGGTCAACCCGATCCAACGCCGCCAACCGATTCGGCGTGGCCTGGGCCTGCTCGGCGATAGCTTCTCGGGCAACTGCCACACCATCGCGGCGACGGCGTTCGGCACCGAGGCGTATGGCTTCGCGGCCTGGATCGCGGCGCGCACCGGCCTGTTTCCCAGCTATGCCGACAACCAGGGCAAGCTCGGCGACCACACCGGTCAATTTCTGGCCAGGCTTCCGGCCTGCATTGCGTCGTCCACTGCCGACCTGTGGCTGCTGCTGTCGCGCACCAACGACAGCACCACGGCAGGTATGAGCCTGACCGACACGAAAGCCAACGTGATGAAGGTCGTCACCGCGTTCCTGAACACGCCCGGCAAGTACCTGATAGTCGGCACCGGCACGCCGCGCTTCGGCAACAGGGCACTGACCGGGCAGGCGCTGGCCGATGCGATCGCCTACAAAGACTGGGTGTTGAACTATGTCAGCCAGTTCGTGCCGGTGGTGAACATCTGGGACGGCTTCACCGAAGCCATGACCGTGGAAGGCCTGCACCCGAACATCCTGGGTGCCGAGTTCATCAGTTCGCGGGTGGTGCCGATCATCACCGCCAACTTCGAGTTTCCCGGAATCCCGCTGCCCACGGACTCTGGCGACGTTTACTCGGCCATCCGCCCGTTCGGCTGCCTCAATGCCAACCCGCTGCTGGCGGGCACCGGCGGTTCTCTACCTGCTGGCGTGAATGCTGTGGCCGGGTCTGTGCTGGCGGACGGCTACAAGGCCGTTGGCTCTGGCCTGACCGGTATCACCACGCGCTGGTTCAAGGAGCCTGCCGCCTATGGCGAGGCGCAGTGCATCGAGCTGCGTGGCAACATGGCGGCGGCGGGCGGCTACATCTACATGCAGCCCACGGCCAACGTGATACAGACCAACCTGGCGGCCGGCGACGTTATCGAAATGGTGTCGGCGGTGGAAATCATGGGGTCGTCGCGCGGCATTCTGGCTTGGGAGGCTGAGTTGACCATCACCAAGACGGTCAGCGGTGCTTCGTCCACGTTTTACTATCGGTCGATGGACAAGTACCAAGAGCCGTTCACCATGCCGCCCAGCTTTTCCGGGGCGTTGGAAACTCAGCGCGGCACGATTGACCTGACCGAAACCGTGATCACCTCGCGCATGGGCCTGTACCTGACAGCAGGCGTGCCGCAGGACTCGACGGTCAAGGCCGCGCAGTTCGGGATACGAAAGGTGTAAGCCCGCTTAGAGCGCTAAACCTTTTTACCCCATCTTTCCGGGCTGATTCCAGCACCTCTCATAACCTCGCGATGCTGCTCGATGACGTACTTCTGTGAGTTGATTGTCGCCCAGGAATCGCAAGCGTCGCGCAGCAGATCAGATATGCGGCTGTCCGCGTCTCTCAGCTTTATCCTGAGCTTGTCACGCTCAAGGGCTGCGTCGTTGTGCATGTCAATCAGCTTGGTGACGTGTTTACGATATCGGTCTACCTCATCGCGCAACAGCCTATTTTCTTCCGATACCAGGTGCGCGTGTTGCTTGAGCATCTGCTCCTCCGTGGGGCAGAACGGCCAGTCTTCGGCGTAGTCGACGTTCATGATGAGTGATTCTCAATTGCTGTATAGACATACAGTAGTCGAGTGCTTCGCGTTTGGGGAGTGGTGTTCGTCGGCAGGACGCCGGGAGGGTAAGGTTTACGACGAGTTGCGGAGCAGCATTAATTATTGCGGAGCATGAAGCTCAAGGGGTATGTGACTAAAGCCACTTAACCCCTTGATTTTGAATGGTGCCCCGAGCCGGGGTCGAACCGGCACGTCCAAAGGACGAGGGATTTTAAGTCCCTTGCGTCTACCAATTTCGCCATCGGGGCGGTAGCGCCAAGAGCAGGGAATATATACACCCGGCCCCCATGAAGCAAGCTTGAAAGCGTCCCGAAGGGGGCAAGACGCTGCTTTTTTTTCTGTCAGAAATGCTTGGCAAATCATGAAGCTACGAAATTTCTCTGGCGCAAAGGCTGACGTGCCGCGGTCAGGCGGCTCAGGCCTTGCTGTCTTTCACCACCGCATCTTTAACCACAGCCTCGACCTTGTCAGCCAGTATTCGCAGGTAGCTCGCCAGGGCGACTTCTTCCAGGCGCAGGCCTTTGCGTTGTCGGGAGCGGGGGAGTTTGGCGAGGTTGCCGAGCAGGAAGCCTTCCAGAACCGCCGGGTGGATGTAGCATTTTCGGCAGATGGCGGGGGTGTTGCCCAGTTGTTTCGAGACTGCCTTGACCATGTCGACGATGTGCCGTTTGGCGTCGGCTTCTGGCTCCCAGTGCAGTTTTTGCAGTGTTGCCAGCGCCAGCGCGCTGGCCGCCCAGGTTCGGTAATCCTTGGCGGTGAAGTCCGAGCCGGTGAGGCTTTGCAGGTAGGCATTGATATCCGATGAGGTCACCGCGTGGCGCACGCCGTCTTCGTCCAGGTACTGGAAGAGGTTTTGTCCGGGCAACTCCATGCAGCGCTTGATCACGTTGGCCAGACGTCGATCCTTGACGCTGACCTTGTGCTCGACGCCACTCTTGCCGCGGAACTCGAAGAGGATCTGGCCGCCTTTGACTTCGACGTGCTTGTTGCGCAGGGTGGTCAGGCCGTAAGAGCGGTTTTCCTTGGCGTACTGGCTGTTACCGATGCGGATCAAGGTCGCGTCCAGCAATGAGATGACCGTCGCCATGACTTTTTCCCGGCCCATGCCCGGCTGGGCGAGCTGTGCTTCGATCTGCTTGCGCACTTTGGGCAGCGCATGGCCGAACTCGATCAGTCGCGAGTATTTGTCCTGATCACGTATTTCGCGCCAGCGCGGATGGTAGCGATACTGCTTGCGCCCCCGGGCATCGCGGCCGGTGGCCTGCAGGTGACCCAGCGGGTCGGCACAGATCCACACCTCGGTGTAGGCGGGCGGGACTGCCAGAGCATTAATGCGCTTGATCTCCGAGTCGTCCTTGATGCGCTGACCCTGAGTGTCGAAGTACGCGAATTTGCCGCGCAGTACCTTGCGCGTGAGGCCCGGTTGAGTGTCATCTACGTAATGCAGTTCACTGGCGGGCTGGCTGATGGCAGTCGAGTCAGGCAT